ATGCTCCGCATCCGACAAGTGAAGCACCTTGCCCGCCGCCTGGGCGTAGCGGTGAAGGTTCTGGAAAAGGTGGCCGAGACTCCCGACCGCTGGTGCGAAGAACTTGTCCTCCTCGATCCGGCAAAGCCGACGAAATCGCGCCACGTGCTCAACGTCCGGGGGCAGCTACGCCAGTTGCAGTCGCGGATGCTTCGCAACGTCCTCCTGCCGGCGCTCCCCGCGTCGCGGTACAGCCACGGCGGCGTTCGTGGCCGGCACATCAAGACCAATCTGGAACCCCATCTGGAATCGACGTTCGTTTTCACTACGGATATTTCCAACTTCTACCCGAGCATCAGCCACGATCGTGTCTATCGACTTTTCACCAAGACTTTTGAGTGTTCGCCCGACGTGGCTCGACTTTGCACGAGGCTTTGCACCTACGACCATCACCTCGCCCTGGGCCTGATTACCAGCCCAATCCTAGCTGACCAGGTGATGCACCCCATCGACGAGCGCATCGGCCGGGCCTGCCGGAAAGCGAATCTGATCTACACCCGCTACGTCGATGATCTGACGATCTCGGGGCCGTATGACCTGGCAAAGAGCGGCTTTGCAGACCTCGTGCAGCGGATGCTAGGAGAGCACGGATTCGCCGTAAACCCCAGCAAGCATCACTTTGGGCGATTGGAAGCAGGGACGCCGATCACCAAGATTCGCGTCAATCGTGGGCACCCGGATGTCCGTCGCGAGTACCTTGCGGAATTGGAAAGGCAACTGGCCGACGCCGCAAGATTGGCGGCCGGCGGCCAGTTCGACGGCCCATACTACACGCAAGGGCAAGTCTGGGGGCGGGTCCAGTTCGTCTGCTGGGTGAGCCCCAGCCGCCGTCGAACACTTGTGCGCAAGTTCCGAGTGATCTGCTGGGACAAAGTGAACGAGGAGGCGAAGCGCCGTGAATTGGTTGCCGCCAAGAAGGTGCTCGCGAAGCGGATGCCAGTTGCTACCGTTCCCGAAACGGTCAAAGCCGAGACGGGGCTGGGCTGAGTGTCAGCCGTGAAACGTCCGCAGGCAGAGAGACAGGCCAGCCCCACTGCAATGAAGCGGAGAATATGCCGATGGAAATTGTCGCCCACAACAAGAGCATGAGAATGTACCACGCCCGCTTCGGGTACAACAGGCTTTTTGGACTCGATGTAGTGAAGAGAAAGGCGATGAAGGATGCTGAGGCTGTTGCGCTGTTCGATTCGGTCTGGGGCAACATGCTAGCAGATGCCGTCCATAGTGCCGAAGTCATCAGCTACGAGGAAGCTCGCGGTCTCCCCAGGGAAAAAGACCGTTCCTGGGTTGATTCCAGTCAGGAGCATCGACGGTTCCGCATCCTGGATGGATTACATGTTGCCCAACTGAGGCAGGTCGATACCAACACGCTTGAAATGACGAACCTCTGGTTCATCGCATCTTCAAATCCAGACCCTCGCACTGTCTTCGTCACTTTTGCCACGTTGGACATCCGAAGGGAGTTTGAAGATCAGGCGATACAGCATGGATTGGAAGGGCAAGCGTGGGGAGAGAAGCTGCTGTTGGACTGGCTGGAGTCCGTAACACAGAAGAAGTACGAACGTGCGTACCAGAAGAGATGAGCCGGTCAGATTTGTCCACGTCCAGGATGGGCTGACAACTCGGCCGCAGGGAAAGTGGAGAGGGTCTTGGAGACCCCGTTTTGGAAGGACGTGAATGCGCGGACTATTGCGGCAGCCGAAGTCCTGCATGTGCTGCGCGCGCATGTGCAGGGCCGAACCCGCGCCTTTCGGCAGCCATTGAAGTCTCCGTTTTCCGCAGAATCAGCCTAAGGAACTCTAACAAAACCTATTGGCGTGAGACGGTGGTTTAGGTAATCTTTGGGCGTTCACGGAGGAACCCAAGATGGCTAAACCGCTGCTCACGGATGAATTGTGGTTACGTATCGAACCTTTGCTGCCACAGCACAAACCGAGTCCGAAGGGTGGACGCCCTCGCGTTCCCGACCGTGCTGCGCTCACGGGGATTCTGTTCGTGGCTCGCACCGGCTGTCCCTGGGAATATCTGCCGCAAGAATTGGGGTGTGGTTCCGGCATGACTTGCTGGCGACGGCTGCGCGATTGGCACGAGGCCGGCGTGTGGGAGAAAGTTTGGCGAATCTTACTGGACGAGTTGGGATTGGCCGACACGATCGACTGGGACAAAGTGATTCTCGACAGTTGCTCGGTCCGAGCGGTTTTTGGGGGGCGCAAACCGGCCCCAATCCCACGGATCGCGGCAAAAATGGCTCGAAACGGCATGTTGTGTGTGATGGCCAAGGCATCCCGCTGGCAATGATCCATACGGGTGCGAATGTCCATGATTCGGAACAAGCCATTCCATTGATCGACGCGATTCCTCCTATTAAACGTCCTGGCGGCGGCCGCCGGAAACGACCCAACAAGGCTTTCGCCGACCGTGCCTACGACGCCGAAGCCAAGATTCGCAGGCCGCTGCGACAACGGCACATACAACCGTTTATCGCAAAACGAAACACAGATCATGGTAGTGGCCTTGGAAGACATCGTTGCGTCGTGGAAGGCGTGTTCGCCTGGTTGTTCAAATTCCGTAGGCTACGTGTGCGATACGAAAAACGTGACGATATTCACACCGCATTCCTGACCATCGGATGCTTGCTCATCTGTTGGAACCGGATTGCAGGGTTTTGTTAGAGTTCCTAAACACCTTCGGCGGCGGCTCGGCGGCGGCGAATCTGTGATGCAGCCACCCTTGTGGGGCCGACCGTTAAGAAATGGTGTATAATCGGCTTGTCAAATGGCCGCCAATTGCCTGGCGGCTTGGTCTGACATACACCGAAGGTATGGTAACATGCCCGAAATTGACCGACGCAATGTGGTGCTGCTGCTGGTTGGAATTAACCCAGGCGGCGAGATCGGGGAGGGGATCGGAGGGATAACCCGGCTCCAGAAGCTCCTCTATCTCCTGGAACAGGAAGAGCACTTAACGCCAACGGAGGGAGGCTTTGAGTTTTCGGCCTACAAGGCGGGGCCGTATTCCTCGAAACTTTACGACGACTTGGAGTTCTTGGAGAATCTTGGGCTGCTCGAAAGCGAGGTTGCCGGCGAGGCGACATCACCCGAGGCCGCCGAGGTTGATTTGCTGAACTTCGATGAACTGATGGACGACGGCGCGGACGCCTCCCCGGCAGGTGTTGATGGTCTCGCTGCCGACGCCTATGAAGAGCGGCGGTTTCGGATTTCCAAGGAAGGGATAAAGCGAATCCAGACCCTCATTGATTCCGGCCGTTATAAGCCGGTCATTGATGGGGTCCGAAAGATCAAGCGAAAATATGGCAATTACTCCCTGTCCGACCTGCTGTACTACGTCTACGACAAGTACCCCGATATGACCGTCGAATCCGAGATAAAGGACAAGGTACTTCGGAAAAGGCGGAAGGCATGACGCACGGAGAATTGATCGGTCTGCTGCTCACAGCACACGCCGGCATCCTTGGCGTGGCGCTCGTGCTGTTCTATACGTACAGCGACCGTACTGACGGATTCGCCGGTTCGTTGAAGGGTGTGTCCACTGTGCTGGCAGAGATGCGCCGCCGCATGGTGGCAGAACTTGGCAGCGGGCTCGATCCCATCTTCGAGAGCCCTGGGTCGGTCCCTTCACCCGTGCTTGGCCCCGATGGTGAAGCGTATTCTGAACGTGCTGTCAACCCGATAGGCAGTGAAGCGTTCCGCGAGGCCCTTCGGGATTTCGTTGAGGACAACTCAGCGCCATTGGCCGATTATCGCTCGCTCATGGCGGCCTCCAACTCGTGGTGCTTCTGGGCTAACAAGCTGAGTTGGTTCGTGCTTAGCTTGTTCATTTGGCAGGTCGTGGCGACGGCCGTGACCTTCCTGGACAAAGTGACCGCCTGGTCTCTCCCCACATACATCAACGTCGTTCTGTGGGTTCCGACCGTGGCGATGGGACTGGCTTGTCTGCTCGCGGTCTTCGGACGTTTTCTGTACTACACCAGAATCACGCGATTCAGGATGAAATATGGTGAGCTTTGACCAAGAATCGGCACTTACTGACCCGATTGCCGCCTATGTTAGGCGAAAGTCGTTTCGGCTCCAAACTCGGGAACTTCAGTTCTACGAGTACCGGATCGACCTGTTCGCCTTCTCCCGGCTCCTGGGATTGACCATTGCCGTGGAAATGAAACTGTTGCGGTGGCGGCGCGCGGTCGAGCAGGCGTTGCTGTACCAGTTATGCGCAGATAAGGTGTTCATTGCGCTGCCTTTGGAGAACATTCGCAGAGTGGACACGGACGTGTTGGGTCAGCACGGTATTGGACTGTTGGCGGTCGAGCCGTCCGGTCGGTGCCGGATGCTTCTCGACGCCCAGCAGTCCACGGTGATACGTCCCCACTACAGAGAAACGTATGTTGAGTTGCTACAAGGGAACCCCTGATGCCCGCTACCGACCTTAACGTGATAATCCGTATGGGGAGCCATGCGGAGAAGGAGTACCTCGACAAGACGTTAAGGTTCTTCGACGGGCTTATTCTGGGCGCGAACCTAGTGGAGGCTACCCCAGGGGCAACCGCCAGTTTGCTTGTGAAATTCGGCGGCAAGAAGGCCAACCTGCCGTTCTTCATCGACCCCATGACCTACGCCTTCGGTGCCTACGTTGACGAAACGGGCAAGGTACGGGCGGACCTTGACTGGATCAAATCCGAGCAGAAGCGGAACGGCCGTGTAGTCCGAGACTTCAAGAGGTCTTACCGATCGTTGGCTGGTGCCCTGGGGCCGATGTTCTCAGGGGCTATCTCTCGGAAGGCCGCAATTGCACGGACGGACTTCAGCAATGCGACGAAAACAAGAGAGTGCTGTCAAGCAGTCGCGGATTATCAGCTACGGAGGGTTGCCGAGGAGTTGTCTACTGACGACGAACTGAAGCAATTTGCCGACCGAGCCCCGAAACCGACAGCCATCCTTGCTCCTTACTTCTACTGCGAGCCAAACAATGCCGACCGTTGGCTAGACCTAGTAGTTGAACTGGCAAGAACCACAGCCAGTCTGACTTTGCCGGTCCCAGTTCACGCCGTCGTCTGCGCCGATCAGTCTTTCCTCAGCAACCGCGCATTCCTGACGCGAATCGAGCGTGAGATACCTGCCACCGGCGTCTCCGCTGTTTGGCTTTGGTTTAGCCGGTTCTATGAGGACAAAGCCGAGCTAGGACAGTTGCAGGCGTTCCGATCTCTGGTCGAGGCGCTCAGCAGTGGAGTTCAGGTCTACAACATGCACGGCGGATATTTCAGCCTGGCGCTCTGCAAGTACGGCCTGACCGGCATCAGCCACGGTGTCGGTTACGGCGAACAAAAGGACGTGGTGCCGGTGATTGGGCAGTCAACGCCGACCGTCCGATACTACTTGCCGGATGCGCACAAGCGGTTCGGCGTTCCCGATATTGAGCGGTGTTTCGACGCGCTGGACATTCGCACGCCGCTCGACTTCCATCGGAAGGTGTGCGGATGCGTGATCTGCAAGGGCGTCATCTCCTCCCATGTGCGCGACTTCTCCGCCTTTGGAGAAATGCACTACTCTACGCGCATGTCCCAGCGAAAAGCACAGACCCCTTCGGCGGCTAAACGCTCTCGCTTCCACTTTCTTCTGACCCGAATCCGCGAACGCGATTGGGTGAGAGGGGCTTCGTCCGCGGATATAGTAGCTAAGCTTCAGGACGCGCGACAGATGTGGGGGCCGCAGCCCTCGATGAACGGCCAGCTTGGACACCTTGCGTCTTGGCGGCAAGCCCTTCGTTAGTCCGCCGCAGGCCGGCGGACATTGCCCTGTCGCCATTGGTTGCTCATGGTTCTCGTTGCAGACGGCGTTGAACGCTGGCAAAGGCGGATCGTCGCGTCGGCCGGAAACGGGCACCGCTCCGGGTGCGTTGATTGCACGGACGTGAACGCGCGTACGGGTTACCCGTGATCTGACCAACCACTGTACTATCATCTGAGCAGATGGGGTGCGACGCACGAGAATATGCGGTCTCGTGGGTGCCGCAGGGCGATTACTTGGCCTGGGTTCCGCGGAATCATGCGGCCCCGAACCGACCTCGCGCAACCCCCGGACGGCCGTTTTTAGGGAGACGCAAATGCCTACAAGACGAATTCGATCGAAACCGGCGAAGGACGACCTCCCGGTATCCGCCGTGGCCGACTCGCCGCAAGGTGAGGCTGGCCCCGCCACCCGGCGCGACTTGTTCGCGGAGTTGCGTATCGGCAAACGGCTGCACCATCAGAATCTCACATCTTCCCCCTCTCCTGGGCGCATTCGCACGACGCCCCCTACATCCTCCTGGGAACCGCCATTGAAGTTGGTCAAGCCGTGGTTGAAGAGGTCAACGAGGCCGGAAGCGTTCCGAATTTGGCGGTCACCAATAAGGCCGACAGGCCGTTGCTGATCTCGGAGGGGGAGATTCTCATCGGCGCTAAGCAGAACCGGGTCGTGAACGTCACCGTGTTGGTGGCTGCGGGCGTGAAGTTCGTCATGCCCGTCAGTTGCGTCGAGGCCGGTCGGTGGCGCTAGCAGTGCCGCTTGAATAGTTCCGGGAATCGCGGAACCGGGCCTCTGGCCGCGCTCTTGTTTTCAACCCGCGCGATTTCTTCGGCCGGAACGCGCAGCACGCGCCCCAGGCGAAAGGAACGCAGCCGGCCGCCTTGGCACATCTCGTAGATCGTCTTCCGTGTGACCCCCAGCCGTTTTGCGGTCTGTGCCACTGTCAAGGCTGTGGGCAGCGGCGGCGTGCTGCCGTTTTCCACCAACACGGCCGCCAGTGCCAGGCTAGCGGCGGCGGCCTTGTCGCCCCCGGTGTGCTCAAGGTACTCAGCGTAGAGGGTGTTGACGGCAGTGTTCATTGCGGGCATCGGGGGACCAAGGCTGTGGAGGGCAGAGTTTCTTGGCAGCGCTCGATTTCGTCGATGGGAATACGGACCCGGCCCCCGACGCACCGACAGCGCACCCTACCGGCAAGGCACATCTGGTAGACCTTCTTGCTGCTTGTATGCAGTAGCTCGGCCGCCTCTTTCACGCCGACCGTCCCTTTGTCGTTCGGCTCCACCACGACGGGATCGGGAGTCGATTGGCGTAGCGCCTCGGCCAGCGTGAGCACTGCGGCGGCCACCGGGTCTTTGGCGTCCAGAAGGTACTCGGCGAACAGTTGTCTGATCCGGGCGTTCATCTTATCGGCGTCGAAACAGACCACGGCGGAGAGGCGGACATGCGGGCTTCAATTTGGACTTCGGCTGGGCGGTCGTGACGGTCGGCGGCTCGGTCGCAGCGGCTATTTCCACTTCAACAGGCACCTCGATGATGGTGGCCGTTACCGTGGACGGGGCTGGCGGCGGTGCCAGGATCGGCTCCGGGATGGTTTTGACCGGCAGCGGGGCATCCGGTGCTGTGGTCAACGGGGGACGGTTGAGCCAAACGCCCAAGGTCACGGCTAAGGCGACCAAAGCGGCGGCGGTAATCAGGCGGCTGAGCAGGTCGAAACGTGTCATGGCGCGGTAATCCTCATCAGGATCGGGGCATCAAGCGTGCTTCTCGTTGATGTCATGGACGACGCCCTTTATGAACCGGCGGGCCGTCTTGAAGCGAAGGATCAAGGCACTGCCCAGACACCCGCCCACGGCCATGCCGATGCCCGAAAGCGTGGACGTGGCGAGGTTCAAGAGGGTTTCCGAGCGGTGCATCGCGGCGTAAGTCAGAGCCGAGGCGGCGGATGCCGCGACGACCAACAGGGCCAGCGTGCCGGTCAGGTAGGCGATCAGGCGTTGCAGATTTGCTTTCATCGGTTCACCATTCGTATGAGTCGATAGCTTTTCATGGCAGCGGTCCCCACAGCCCCAGTTCCTCTCCGTAGCGGTCGGCATACCGGAAGAAATCCTCTTCGTGTGCATGTTCATCACCGAGGGCCTGGATTGCGGCATGTAGCTCGTTGAAGCGACGGGCCAGGGTCTCGGCGACCTCGCGGGAACGTGGCCCCTGGTCCAGGCGGCGACCGATCTCCTCCAGTTCCGCCATCATCGTCTGGGCCTCGTTCCGCATTTGCTGAATCTGCTTGGCGGCCCGGTGGCAGATGACGACGGCCTGCTTCTGTTGCGGCGTGAGAGAATTCCACTTTTCTTCCCACTCAGTCACGGGGTTCATGCTCCTTGGCGAGTTCGCGTTTGGTGGCAGCCCGCTCCAGCCGGTGAGTGACGTTCTTGTTCTTCTTGCCCGGATCGACGCAGCCCTTCGTCGGCCGGCGGGACCAGTATTCGTAGCCCGGCCCCTTGGCACCCTTCTTTGTGCGGCTCACTGGATCGTTCCTCGTTCATCCGGCCGCGCAGGCGGGCGAAAGCACGGGCGCGGCGTCAGGTAGCCGTTGCTGTGGATCAGCTTCCATTGCTTCTTGCGACACTGCCAACAGTAGCGATGGCTGCCCTGGGCCGTGCGGATCGTGCGGAACGTTGCTCCGCAATCGGGACAAGTCTTGGTTAGTAGTGGCAGTGGCATCGGTGTCACTCCAGCGGCGGCAGTCTCAGGTCACGGGCGATCTTTGCGGCCAGCTTGTGTTCGAGGGCATCGAGGCCGGGTCCACCAGCGATTTCGCGTAGGTGCTCGTAGACTCGGCGTGCCTCGGCCGTCGAGAGAATCACAATCGCGCTGCCGTCGATGTCGGTGCTGGGCATCATTCGTTCTCCAGTAGCCCCGGCGGGACTCGAACCCGCATCCCAGGCTTGAAGGGCCTTATCTTGTCCAGTTAGAAATGTCGGGGCCTGCGGTTCACTTTGGTTCTTTCTTCAGCACTCGCCCAACGGCCTTGCTGGCGGCTGCCGTCAGCTTGCCCAGTTCGGTCTTGGCATCCACGGCGGCCTGGGTCAGTTGCAGCAGGCCGACGAGATCGCTGGCGGCGGTACTGTAGGCCGGGTCGGTCGGATCGGCAGAGTTGACTACGCCGGTCTGCGTCTCGACCTCCTTGCGAAGGGCCGTTACCAGAACGGCCAACTCGTTGTCGGTCGCGGCCAGGTCGGCGATGCGGAGTTGTTTGAGACGGCCGAGGCTCTCACGGATGTCGCTGTTCATTCACGTTCCTTTCAGTCGTTTGATGCCCAGTCGAACCAGCCGCACAACCGCCAGGGCATCTTCCACGGCGGTGTGGGCTACCTTGCCGTCCAACCCAGCCCGCTCGTAGCAGGTCTTGCTGTCCGGCAGCTTTTTGTCGTCGAGAGGCCGCCAGTAGAGGATGGCGGGGTCCAGGACGCGGTGCCGAAACTTCACGACGCGCGTGAATCCCGGCAGCCGGTAAAGAAACGGCATGTCGAAGCTGGCGAAGTTCTTGCCGGCCGCCTGCAAGTGCATTGGGTCCAGGCCGTTGGCCTTGACCCACTGGGCCAGTTGCACGCCCAATTCCTCCGGCTTGCAGAACTCACACGTCTGCGGCGGATTGGCGATCTGCTTCAGCAGACCGGCGTTCAGCGCCATCGCATACGGGCTGCCCGTGACTGTCTCGTAGGTCAGTACCCGCCGGAATCGCTGAAGCTGGTCGATAGGCGTCTTCCAATCGTCTATCACGGCTCCAACTTCGAGCGCCTGGCAGGCGGCCGGATCGAGCCCTGTGGTTTCGATGTCGATGCTGACGTAGGGCATTTTGGGCGGCGTGGCTGGCAGCGCCGGCTCCTTGACGGCCCGCCAGTAGTAACCGCTCCAACCACAGCCCGAGCACTGGCCAACCTCTGGATTGCCGGTCGGCCTCAAAAGCTCTTCGCAGTTCGGGCAGAGTTTCTTCACGGCTGATCTCCGTCAATGATCTCGGCGTTGTGCTTGAAGAGCATGGCTTGAACCCAGTCTTCGCTCTCCATGTGCCAAGCCCCACACGAGCAAGGGCCGATCAGCGTGTCGCACGGCTGGCCGCCGTTGTAGTGGCGGTCGGTCCAGTTTGCCGGCCACGGAACCGCGCCGTTTATACGGCGTAGATGCTGTCGCATGGCGCGGCTCCGTAGCGAGACCAGCATTTCGATGATCGAGTGGACGGCGTGCCGCCGGGCAAGGCGGACCCGTTGCAGGTCGGCCTCGGTGGCGTTGCCGGCGTCATAAATCTGCTCGGCGAGCAATTCCTTGCGGCACACGTCGCGGTACAGTTCGAGGGTCTGCGCGGCGGCTAGCACGGGGTTGAATATGTCGCTCTCCGGCGGCACCAGCAGGACTTCCTGCTGATCTCCCCACCAGCCGCAGACCTTGCACAAGCGGTCGGCGTCTCGACTGCTTTCCAGGGGTGCCGTGCAACGAGGACAGAACTCAGCCATTTTCCGGTTCCTCGTTGAAGCCCTTACTTTCCAGCTTGAAGTCCACAACCACTTTGTTGGCTGCCGGCCGTCCGAACCTCCGGTCGATCTCGGCCAGCGCGAATCGGATGATGTTGTGCGAATATGGCCGCTTGCCCACGTAAGGGGCTTCTCGCTTGATCCGCTGCCGTACTTCGCGTAAGGTCTCGCTCACAGTCCTAGCTCGCGGAAGGCGTGGATTTCGTCTTTCGTGGGCCTCTGGAGCGTTTCGCGCCGGAGCCGGTGGAGTCGGTCGTACTCATCTTTCTCTTGGCGGTACGCTTCGAGGCTCGCCTGGTACGCTTGGCGGCAGGCTTCTTTGGTGCCTTTGCCGCTCCCTCGACACTCGGGGCAGTCGATGCGTCGGACGTTTCCGTATCCTTCGACCGGGCATGGCGGGTCCGCCGGGTCGTCGATCCGTCCTTGCCCTCGGCAGGCGAGGCAGGGGTAACGGTTTCCGAAGTCGCTTCCGTGGGCAAGGCAGAAGAGTCCGAAGTTTTTGTAGGACCGCCGGGGCCGGGCGCGTCGGAAGCCGGTTGTGAACTCTCGGTGCATGACTCGTCTTCTTCTTCGTCGGTGTCGTACTTGCCCGGCCGGTTGTCGGTCAGGATGGCATACAGCCGGCGGTCCAGTTTCTTTCTCGCCCACAAGGGCAAGCCGCTCGGCAGCTTGCCGCCGAACAGTTCCTTCAAGGCCCGGATGCCCGTGGCCTCGCACGCCTTTGCCCAGAGGCGATTGTGCTTCTCGCACTCCTCCTCGGCCGCCTTCAACGTCTTCATCAGGCGGCGGTGAACATTCACGAAGTCCCACATCGGATGCAGCGTTCCATCGCTGTAGGGGATCAACGTTCGCACGCACGCCTGGAAGCGAGCGGGCACGCGGACACCATAGACCTCCTTGCGCCAAACGATCCGGTAGCCCTCTTCCGAGAACCACGTTCGCCGGACCTTTTGGTTCTGACCACGCTTCTTCTTGCGGTGGAATTCCATCAGCCTCTTCCTCGGCTCTTACGCGGGTGCCCATCTTCGTACTTGTTGTGCCCCCTGGGCGGCGTCACGAGCACACGGCGAACCTTCTTCCGGCCGCATTTCTCGCAGCGCGTGGGCTGCTTGGCGTCCATTGCCTGGAATGCCTCGAACGTATGGCCGCACGCGCTGCACTGAAGGTCATACAGCGGCATGTCAGTTTTCCGGTTCGGTCTTCGGACGCTCGACGACCACCACGTTCTTGAGGTTGGTGATCTTCACCGGGCGGCCGGTGTTGCTGTAGCCGCCAACGGAATCCGGCGTTACGCGAATGACGTTCATTTTGTTGAGCCCCATCGCGGAGCCGCGCCGCCACGGGTAGACGATCAGGTCGCCGGGGTGTATTTCGCGGCCCAGGAAATCGCTCGGGTTCATCGTTGTCCTTTCGAGGAAGAGGAAGAAAAGGTGGTGCGACCGTCGATCAACGCGCCCCGCACCGTAGGCCGATTCCAACCCGTTTCAGGAGGCGAAGGGTCTGGTTGTTTGACGGGCTTCAGACGGCGCACCCGCCCGATGTCGCCAGTGCGATGTCTTCGGGAGTCAACGATTCGTACTCGGCCGGCATGTCGAAGTCGTAGCCTTCGGGCACCTCGTAGTCGTCGGGCGGAAATTGCTTTTCCCACCCTTTGGACAACTCGGCCGCTATCTCGCTGCGGGCGGCCCGGTAGTTGGCCACGTAGTTCATGCGGGTCCACAGTTCTTTACTGGGCAGTTGCCGGTCTTCCACCATGCTGTGAAACTCCGGCCAGAACTTCGGGTGAATCTCATGGCGCTTGAGGATGGCGTTCAGATTGGGCACTAGCGTTCTCATGGGTGGCTCCCTATGTCGGTTGGTGTTGCCTCTCCGCTGGGAGATCGCAAAACGCCCGTGAATCTGGAGTGGGATTTTGGCTGCCGACAAGTTTTCCCAAGGCCCGATTGAGCAAGTCCCACGCGAGCAGCCGCTTTCGGGGAAACCGGCGATGGTTCCGCTTCTCCACTTGCGGCCGGCGGCATCGCACAGTTCGATGCGGTAGCTGCCCTGGGTGGGACTGCCGGTGCCGGTGTTGACGATCTTGCCGGTGGCGATAACCTTGGCGCAGGACTCGTCGCCCCAGGGTGCTAGCTCGATGGTGATGCGGAGCATCAGTAGCACTCCGGCCACGGTTCAGCGTCTTCGGGGTGGTGTTCTCCAGGCGTGCCGTGCCACGCCTCTCCGTCGCCGCAGCAGTCGCACACAGAAACGTCGTGGCAGGAGTTGGCCGCGATCCAATCGAGGATGACCTGGTGGTCGCCGGTTTCGTCGAAACGGTCTAGCGCCCTCTCGTCCACCTGATGGAGGTTGAGGAAGCCGGTGCCGTCGCAACGGGTGCAATGGACGCTCATTCGACCTCCCACAAGGCGCGATGGATGTACTCCGACCGCTTCATGCCGTGCTCTTCGACGATCTTGTCGCAGTAGCCCCGGTCGATCTCGATTAGGGTGCAGGGGTAGCCCAGCGGCCGGCAAACGCGGAGCGTCGTGCCCGTGCCGCCGAAGGGGTCTAGGACTGACTCGCCTTCTGGCGTGGTGAACTTCACGCACCGCTCGACCAGCCCCTCGTTGAGTTGCGTCGGGTGCCACGGACGGCGCTGCTTGCTGTTGCCCACGACGCGAGTGAAGTCGAACACGTCGCCGGGCACCCGCCCGCGCGGGTCAGCCCGCTTGTCGCCGTTCTCCTGCCGCCAACTCGGCACGCGGATCGCATCGGGACGCAGCGGGGCGTCACACCACCGCAGCCGCCAGAGCGGCCGGTGGTTGTTGCCCAGGTCGTGGTGGCAATGTTGCCCGAAGGTGAAAGTCTGGACGCAGGGCTTGGCTTCCAAGCCGCTGGTCCGCCGGACGATCTCGGCGACGATGCGGCCAACCTCGAAGGTCCACTTCGCGTTGAAGCTGAACCAAACGGTCTTGGCCCTGTGAACAAACAGGTGCAACCAGGTCTCCAGCAGGTCCACGTATTGGTGGTCGGGCAGTCTGTCCTTGTAGCTCTGGTAGCTCAGGCCGATGTTGTCCGGCGGGTCCGCCAAGATCGTGGTCCAAGTCTGGCGGTTGCCGTTGAGGTAATCGAGACAGTCGGCGTTAATCAGGGTGTGCATGGATCAATGGCCTCGATGATGTTCCAGCCTTCGTACTCGTAGCCGTTATGGCGGTCGAGCAGCCAACGGATTGCACGCGCGTCGCCGGCTCGCGCCTCGATCACGCCTTCTTCATCGCGGTCGTAGCAGTGCCAGTCGTCCAGTTGCTTGAACAACTGACGCATGGCTGCTTGCAGTCGTTCGGGCGTATCGACGAGGAAATAGTCGTCGCCATGTCTGCCGTGGTAGACGAGAATCTTCATGGCCGCCTTCGCTTGACGACCACATAGGTGCCGATCCAGCCGCCGATGATGTAGGCCACCACGGCGGCAATGCACTTCTCCACAATCAAGACCGTTGAGACGATGGTGCAAAGGTAGAGCAAGGCGCTGAAGTTGGCCGCCGTCAGCGGCTTTCTACAGGTCACGGCATCGACACACAGCGTCCATACGATGTCCATGAGGAACCCGCAGAGAAACGCAAAGATGACGACGATCAACCACGGCATACATCACTCCGTCAGTTCGCCCGACATGCTATGGCATTCCGGGCACTCAAGGTTCGATAGCTCTCCGTCCGCGGGCACCACGGCGACCCAGGTGTGGCTGCATACTCGGCATGAAGCGAATCCGGTAATCCAGCCTTCTTGGTCATCCATCACTTGCCCTTCGCGTAGCGTTCCAGTGAGTCGAGCACGAGCCAGCCGAGTTGCGCGAGGAAGCTGCCGGCACAGCCGGCCGCAAACACGATACAGGGCCGGTAGCTCAGCAGAGCCAGTCCCAAGGCAAGGCCGCACCAGAAGCCGGCGCACTGGTAGCAATCCATGACGCGAGCCACCACGGGCAGGCGCGGCTCGATCCATTCGTAGACCGGCTCACTGATCTCACCGTCCACGATGATGTGGGTCATGCCCACGACGCCGAGAGTGAAAAGCAAGAGGTTCATTGCGGCTCCACGTCGATTGACTCCGCCGGCACCGGCTCCACGGCGCTCTCCTGTCGCTTCAGGGAGAATGTGATGGTCGGGATCAGGTCGCCGGCGACCAGCTTGTCGTCGTCCGTAACGTATTCGAGGTTGACGGCGCAGGCGTCGATCCCGGATTTGTCGGCCACCTGCGCCAGCTTGACGAGGGCATCGGCCACCTGCTCGCCGCTCATAGCCGATGCCTTGATGCGGTCGAGTAGAAACAGCGGAATGGGCATGGCTTAGTGGAAGAACTTGGGACGGGTGACATCGTTGAACCAGTCGTCCAGGGCCGAGCCACTGGAAACTAGGCCCACAGACATTTCTTCCAGGACTCGGCAGCGGGCATCGCTGTCTTCGCGGCTAAGGCTGGAGAAGACGTGGCCACTGGTAATGGCCTGCCAGCAGGTCGCCACCTTTGCGGCGAGCTTCTGCTGATAGTCGGCCTTGACCCGGCCGCGATGGCGGGCGTAGCGGAGCGTGGGCGGGTTCCCCTCGCCCATGAACTTAGCGCACAACTCTTCGATCCCCAGCACGACGTTCTCGTCGCCGATCTTCTCGCCCAAAAGCCAGCCGTAGAGGCAGAGTTGATCGGCATACTCGTCGTTGCAGAACTCCATATAGCCGGAATTGATCGTGAGGCCCCGGAAGTCCATCGCCTTGTACATGGTGTGCTCTTTGCCTTGGCTCCGGCTGGGCTTTTCCGACCGAAAACCGTCCAGACAGACGGCGTAGCCCTTCGACGGGCTGGACCCGTACTTGGAGCAATAGCCCCGAACCTTCCAGTCGAAGACGCACGACACGCGGCCTTGGCCCAGGTCCAAAACGAAGCGACAATCGGGTTTGCCGGTGAAAGGCACCCCTTCGATCAGGCCGTCCACCTTGAACTCGAAGCGCGGCGGCTCTATCGACCTGCGAAGCAAGTCGAGCAGGTCGTCGTAGGCCCCAGCCAGCTTGTATGCCTTGAAGACCCGCTTGCCGGCCGTCAAGGCGAAGTCGCGGTTGTGAGGCTCAACCTGACTCTCGAAGATCGCGCCGAACTCGAATTGGGCCGGCATGTCGCGGCCGAACAGAGCGTAGGCCAGCATCGACTTGACATAGGCGTCGAAGGCGCTGCCCACGGCGGCCGGCTGCTCTTGCGGCAGGCGAGGCGCGGGGTGGTCGGCCAGATAGCGGATGTAGAATTCGTCCTGGTCCTTGTACCAGAGAGACATGGACGAGTAGCTGAGAAACTTGGGAATGCGCATGTCAGACTCCGGTGGTGGTGACGGGGCGGCCGAGAATCTTGGCGACCACGACCTCTTCGCGCAAGCGCGGTGGCAGAGCGGCCAGGGCCTTGATCTTGTGCAGGCAGCACTTCTTGGCCTTCTTGCCGCTGCCGCAAGGGCACTTGTCGTTGCGGCAAGGCAGCTTTTCTTTCCGATAGGGTTCCATGTCGTTCTCCAAGATTTCCAAAGCCGGGTACTGCGCGTTTCCGTGTCGTCGGTATAATCGCCCGTACTCCACGCGCCCTTGATCGCCACCCACGGCCAGCTACTACCGAAATCTCGCTGGCTTCCCTCCCCGGCTTAGACTTGCTTGCCGAACGGAATCTGGTGCCAGATTCGTTCGTGGTAGTAGAAAAGGATCAACTTCACGATGAAGCAGATCAGCGTGAACACCGCACACCCGCCCAAGTTGCCGAACGTGGCGTAGGCCAGGGCAAAGCAAACAAGATTCGAGAAGGTTTCCCACGAGACGGCCTTGACGAAGGACCGCCTGGGCGTGCTCGGGTCGGGCTTCACTTCTTCACCCTCCTGACGATCTTGCGGCCGACGCCATGATTGGCTGACTCGATGCAGTTCTCGCCCATCCAGTTGAAGAAGTACCAGCGGTTGAGCCGGTCGATCACCGGATCGTGGGCGACGTGCCGCAGATAGGTCTTCACTTCGTCCCACGTCGAGAAGATCATCTCGAAGGGCAACGTGCCGAAGAGCCAGTCCGGGGTGTGTTCGATTCCCTGCTCCACGCGCACCAGGACCGGCTTCTTCATCCGGTTCGCCCAGAACAGTTCTTCGTATGTCCCCGTGGCGTGGACTTGCAGATCGAGGTTCACCACGAGGAAGTCGCAGATGTCCACCATCCGCAGATCGACGGGACGAATCTGCTTCATCTGGTTGCGGACGAACTCGAAGTCGCCGGCCCGCTTTGCCTTGTGGCGCAGGGCGCGGTTCTCCAGGTCTTCCACGCCTATGTCGATTGGCTTGCGCGTCGGGTCGAGCCAGAGAATGTTCAAGTCCTTCAGGCTCTCGATCAGGTCTTGACGCCAGCCGACGCCGCCATCGGTCACGCGGTCCATTGCGCCGCAGAGGTAGCCCCGGTTCCAGGCCAGTCGGTTCATCTTGGACTTCTTCACGGCAGCAGCTCCAAGTAGCGGGACGAGCCGAGGCGAGTGCAGCCCAGGTCCAGGTAGCGGGCGGCGTCGGAGTAGGTCTTGATGCCGCCGCTGGCCTTCACTTGGGCCTCGCCATTGACGGCTTCCAACATGGTCTTGACGGCTTCGGGCGTGGCCCCGCCGGGTCCGAAGCCGGTCGATGTCTTCACGAAGTCCACACCACTCTTGACACACAGGCGGCAGGCTTCGCGGATTTGGTCCGGCGTGTAATAGCAGGTTTCCAGAATCGCCTTGACGAGCACGCCGCGTGGGTGGGCCGCCTTGACGATTGCGGCGATGTCCCAGAAGGCGTCGTGGTGGCCGCTGTCGAGAAACCGGCCGTAGTTGACCGCCACGTCAAGTTCCTTCGCCCCACAGTCCATTGCCGCTAGGGCCTCGGCGTACTTGGCCTCGGGCAGCGTGTTTCCGTGGGGAAAGGCAATGATGGCGCACACGTTGCCGTACAAGTCGCTCGCCATCGGCACCCAGACTGGGGCAACGCAGACCGACTTGATCTGCCGGGCGACGGCCAGGGCACAAGCGGCGCGCACGTCGGCGGCCGTGGCGGTCGGCTTCAAGACGGCCAAGTCCAGGGCAGCGGCAATCTGTTCGCGGGTGTAGCTCATAAGCAGATCGAACCTTCCACTTCGTTGCCGAAGGCGTCCCAGCCAGATCGGCGGGTGCGGGCGAACATTTCCAGGTAAGGGCCGGGAGACGCCGACTCCACGAGCCGGTAGAACTCCTCGGGCTTCTCGCTGTGACGGCCTCGCGGCCATGCGAACCACGTTCCGCCGGTCGGGCCGAAGGGGTTGCCGTGGCGTGGCCCCTTGCGGCAGACCAGGACGTGCTCGCTATTGCACTGGAAGCGGCCCACGCCCAGGCCAGGCTTGGCCCAAGTGAGCACGTTCCACGGCTCGAAGCCCCAGGCCCGCGCCACCTCGTAGCCCCAATCGACGTGCTGGTTCACCACCCACAGCCACAAGTGGGCTTGCTTGGCGGCCGGCACCTTCAGGCTGCAAATGTCCCGCACGCTCATGGTCCGGTACTGCCGCTGCGGCCCCGCCTTGAAGGACGGGTGCCCCGCGTTGAGCGTCGGGGTCCACGGCGGATCGGCGATGATCGTGCGGTACTTACCGGCGGACGGCATCACTTAGCTCTTGGAGTCTCTTTTCGCGGGCGTTGATATGGTCGTGGCCGAAGAAGGGCCAGTAGTCGTGCAGGGCCTCGTGCGCCAGCACGATGGCGGTTTCCTCGGGCGCGAAGTCGATCAAGAGGCAGGTGTCGAGCGTCACGCCCGGACACCAGGGGCAGTTGCAGCCAATGGACTTGCCCGCCTCGCCACCGGGGTTAATCACTGGCCCGGTCAGCGGCATGAACATCACGTCCCACGCGCCGACCTTGTGGTAGCGCCGAATCGTGTAATCCAAGACGCTTTGCAGATCGGGGTCGTCGCAGAAGGCCCGCATCCGTTTCAGGTGGGCGACGGAGCGGTCGAGATACCTCTGCTCGCCGCGGTGGTCGCCGGTCATGCTGTAGTACATGCCGCCAATGATCGGGATGCTGAGTTGCACGATGAGCGAGTAGAGAGCCACCCTCAGCGTCAGCCTTACCCAGTGGCGAAGTCGCAGTTTCATCGGCGCGCAGTGCGAAACAGTTGATGGTTGATAGCAAAGTGACTGGCTACTCCTTCACGTAGCCTTCGCCTTCGGCCCAGCCTTCTAGCTCGCCGGTGCCGAAGACCTCAGCCGGGTTGTAGGTTCCCCGGACGAAATCGAGAATGTTCCGTTCCGAGTACACGTCGTCGATTTCGATGTTGTTGCGTGTGTGCTCGGTAAGCCGGTCCTCGTCGAACACGTCGCCTGGGGAGAGATTGGCCTTGATCCATTCGATGGCCTGGTCCAGCGGATACTGGACGAGCATTTCGTCGGCGAAGTCCCGATTCTGCTGCGCGGTTGCCATCAGATTTTCCCCATTGCTTTGGCGACGATCGCCCCGATGAAGCAAATGCAACAGACCGTGATAACGGCCACGACCGGCGGGCACGTCATGGTCACGACCACAGCACCGGCCAAGAGAGAAATCACGAGGGTCACGAGTCCGGCCATGTTATTCACCCTTCAAGCGTTTGATGGTTTGCAGATAGTGGCTCTCGCAGTTGCGGCAGTCCCGGCAGTAGGCCGAGTTGATGCTGCTGCACATGCTCACCAGCCGATTGCCGGCGTAACGGTACATGACCCAGCGCATGAACTCCTTGGTCGGACACCAGTAGGAATTGATGTGCCGCACACGCCACTGGTAGCACTCGCCCTTGAAGAGCAGGTCGGCGGGCACCTGCGGCTCATGGTCGTAGTAGGCCATGAAGGTAATCACCACCGGCACCTGGGCGGCGGTCCAGGCAGCCACGGCCTGATCCACCAGCCGCAGATTGGTTGCCGACGTGCGAAGGCGCACGAACATCAGGTTGGCGTCCGGCGAGTGCCAGTCGTCGCCGTGCCGGTTCGGCATGGCGTAGCTGCCCTCTTGCTCCTCCTTGGGATTGGCCGTCAGCACGACCGGGCCGGGAAAATCGAAGCGGAGGATCGACGTGTTGAAGAAATAGCGCCGATACCGCTTGGCGGTCTCGATCACCAGGTCGCGCTGGTTGTTGCTGTCGTTTCCGCAGTTCATCCGCACGATGCCGTCGCCCACTTCTTCGGGCGTCGGGACGTGTGGGCGGTCGATGGGCACGTAGTAGGCCCCCGGCCGGTTGTAGAAGCACTGGTTGCAGCCGATGGGGCAAGGCCCGATCTGCGGGATGCAGTCGAAGAACGGCGTGCCTTCCTGTTTCGGGTTGCGTTTGAGTGCCGAGGCTTTCGCTGGCTTGCCTTTCGGGCCGGAATTGACTGCCGTGATCTCGTAGCAGGAGTCCGAGCGGTTGACGATCTTGTAGTCGAACTTGCCTTCCAGCCGAAGCTGCCGGAGGATGCGATCCGGGGAGGCCGGGGCAATCTGTGTCCGGGCGGCGATGTAGTCGTGCAAGTCCTGGATGTAGAAACGCGGCTGCGCAGTTTGCCAGCGGTCCCGCACGAACGTTTCCACGAGACTGCCGATGTTGGCTTGAACACGCGATAGTTCTGCGGCTTGACTCACGGTGCGAACCTCATTGGTCGGATCAATCGCTCAAAAATTGGTGAATCGGACTTCGGTGTGCCGCCGTACTGGCGATAGGCGATCTTGGGCATTGCAGTCACTCGGAATCCCTCCGCCGCCAGTAGCGCGCCTCTTTGGGAACGCCGTCGTCGGTCAGTTCGCGGTACTTGAACGTGACCATCTGGCCCTTCTTGAATTGCTTGCCTTCAACCCAGTAGGGAGTGTCGATGCCAGGGTTGTTGGTGGCCCAATCGCGGGCCATCGGATCAGCGAATTCCCGCTCGGTGTCGGTCAGGCCCGCTAGCTCCAATCGCTTGCCGCAGTAGTCCACGATCAGGGCACCGATCTTGCCCAAGAGCCGGCTGCCCTTGTTCGTCTCACGGCCGCTGGTGAAGCCAACCACACGGGCCTCGGCGTCCTGGAACGGTTTGTACTTGAGGATGCTGCGGTGGCGCTTCGGCATCCAAATGGCGTCGGGGCTGCGAATCACAACGCCCTCGCCGCCCTGGTCGAGCACCCGTTGCAAGTAGGATTCCACCTGGTCGTTGGCCTCGGCCGGAATGTCGATCAACTTTGTTTGCCGGTGGAGGTAGCAAATCGAGGCATCCGTGTTCTCCAGGGCCTCGCTGAGCACGGCCACTTCCTTGCCGAATGTCTGGCCGGCGGTCAGGAACTTGAAATGGTCGCCCAGGCAGCGCTTGGGAACAGGGACGCCCTCGAATCGCTCGCCTCGGGAATTGAGGCGCTGTCTGATCCACGCTTCAATCGTGAGGTAATCGACGTTGCAGACCATGTTGGCGTTCTTGATCTCGCCGGTGCTAAAGATCGCGGCGAGCGGCGGTGTGGAGTACACCGCGAAGACGATCTGGCTGAATCGCTCGTCCGGGGTGTCGCCGCCGCAGATGCTCCGGCAAAGTTGGAACTTGCCCCGTCCAGCCCACAACTCGCCGTCCAGTGGGCAAGCCGGCAGCCGATTGAGCCACCAGTCGGGGGCCATGATTGGATTGCCGTAGCGGCTCCACAGGCCGGTCGCTACGGGCTTGATCTTGGCCTTCCTCTGGCCGGTCTTGGGGTCGATGATCGAGGCCCAGGGCACCTCCTCAGTGGGCAGGCCACGGGTCAGTCCGCCGTCCCAAAAGCAGCGAGTGCCATCTAGCTTTTCCGATACAAACCAACCCGCCACGCTATGCTTGCGCGGGTCGTAGTGATCGGCCAATTGCAGAAACTCGCGTCGCGCCATCATTGCACCTGTACCGAAAGCAGGGATCGGAGCAGCAATTCCACGTCGGCTGTCCGCCGCGTGCGGACCCGTCGCTCGACTGCCACCGGCCGGCTGTAGACCGTCAGGCCGGGCCAGCAAGCGGCCCGCTCCAACCAATCGGCCGGAATGAACTCGACGACGTGCATGTACGTGTCACCTCAAAAGATTTGTCAGTCTCTCCGCTGGGAGATCGTAAATCCGGGTGACTTCTGGAGTGCCACCGCGAGTTTTTCTTCCAAGTACCCGCGAGGGTCTGAAGCCCAATGTTCATTCCAGGGCCTTGGGACGGTGATGGCGTAGCCGCCGTGGGCCTCGAACCGCTCGATGTTTTCGCTGTAGTCGTCGATCAGCAGGGAGTCAGGACGAGCGAGAAGATGCTTCCGGGGCGTGATGGCGTACTGCCGGTGCATCCACTCGGGAAAGTGGTCGTGAATCCACTCCAGCTTTCCCGCCAGGCAATCGGGGTCTTTCGTGGGCGAGGTGGCGATGCACACGTTCTCGCGGCCAACGGCTTGAGCGCAGGTGTCCAACAGCCAAGCGAAGAAGTCCGATTCGGGCACCTTGACCCACAGGGAACGCGGGATTGACGCCCAGAGCGTGGCCGGGGTGTAGCGCGGCTCACCCAACATGGCGTTGGCGGCGGCCGAGATGTTGAAGCCGTGTTCACGCGGGTAGCGAGCGTAGTCGCTTGGACCGATGCCGCAACCGACCGAGTGCAGCACGAAAGGTGCCAGCGTATTGCACACGTCGTCCAGGTCTAAGAAGATGCGTCGGATCATGCGTTGCGCAGGGCCTCCAGTTTGCGCTGCACGCGGGCGTCAATCTGCTTGGCCATGCGTTGTGTGGCCATGCGCGATTTGCCAATGGCGGCCCCAATCTCGACGAGGGTGTAGCCCGCTTCCCGCATGGCAACAAACGTCCGCTCGTCTTCACAGACGCAACACGAGTCGATCAGATCGCGGATTTCCAGTTCCTCTTCGCAGGAGGGAACCGCGAACCGTTCGGGAATGACGTTGCAGACCTCGGGCGCTTCTAGCTCTTGTCCATTCGCACGGGCGCGATACTTGGAACGAGGAGGCAATCGAATGGTATGTTCTGCCTCAACCAATTCCCCAAGTTCACGATTGATCCACATGCCAATGAAATCAGTTGGCGCAACGGGATCGGTGTTGCGCGGCCCCTCGCCGCGAGCCATTTTGTTGACAGCTTTGACCAGGCCGACGCATCCAGCACTGACCAAATCATCGCGGAGATGTGCGATACTTGGGAACGAACGGATGAAGGCTTCCACCTTCGAGAGCACTAACGGCATGTTGCCGTTAATCATGGTCTCACGAGCTTCCTTGTCGCCCGCCGCAACGAGCGGATGCAAGTCGGCGTTCTTCTCAGCAGTCCATGTCTCGTCGTTGGTCGCATGGTGCAGACCGGCAACTAGCTTCTCGTTGTACTGGTTACTCACAGGTGCGTTCTCCAACGGGATCAATCCGCCAGGCACAGCGGGTGTAGAACTGGTGGGCCTCGCAGGCGAGGCGGGAGTAGTCGTAGGCCGACCCCTTGGGGTCGTAGATGTGGCCGTGGTCGTAGGCGACTGTGTGGCCGAAGCGTGCGCCGGTGCCGTCAATCACGCCGCGACTCGCCCGGATCGTCTCCTCGAACCGTCGCCAGTTGTTGTCCGCATAGAGCACCGCCTTATGTGGCCCGCCTTCCGTGGGTTGTAGGACGGGGAACAGTTCCACCGGCGTGACGGCAAAGGCGCGAGCCAGGGCGACTTGGATTAGCTCTTGGATGTGGAAACAGCGTCGGCACAGCGGCTCGGGCAGATTGGGGAAGACGATCTCGCTGCCGTCATGGCCGATGGCCGCGAGCAGGTCGGCGACGGGCGTGTCCAAGGCCATTGCGAAGGCCAGAGGCATACACATCCACGGTTCGGGGCGTTGTTGCAGTTCCATAGGCGCAGGGTCTCTCCGCAGTTGGCGGTTCTTAGCGGGTTGAAAGAGGCGAGCTACCAGCCTTCGCGGTCTAGCTCGTCCAGCAGGGCGTCGATGTCAGGAACCTGACCCCACGACGCTTTCCAGTAGGCGCGCCAGTTGGGTGGCGCGAACAGCTTGTCATATTCTTCTTGTGTGGCGGCAGTGAGTATCCAGATGCCGATGCCGAAGGCTTCCCACACGGGCCATTTCAGCTTTTGGGCCTTGGTGAAGCTGTAGTTCTTGCCTGGTCGCTTCACGTCGATCCAACGCTGTCCCCATTTCGGGTGTGCGATGAACAGATCGGGCACGCCCATTTGAAAGGCATTGCCGATCATCCGCTCGACGTGCCAGCCTCGAATCTTGAGGAAGGCAATCAGCGCTTGCTGGATGTGCCACTCTTGGCTGTGTTTTGGCCGCCGGATGTCGCCCACTACTTCATCATCTCCGGCGCTCTGATCTTGACCTGCGTGGCTCCCGATTTCTTTTCCGCCCAGTTGTTCATGCCCTCGCACCAATCCATACCGATCAACGGCACGTAGGGACGGAAGTGCTCGACGGACTCGCGGACAACCTCGGTGACGCTTGGAACCATGTCCGGGCGGGTGACGCACATGATCTCGTCGTGAATGTTCATGGGGGCGACGTGCCAATCGTTCACACCGACCGGCTGCAAGTCCCAAATCTGCCGCTGGACGTGCTTGGTGATTTCGGCACCAGGCGACTGGATTTCATGGTTCGCCGCCGCCCGCATGTTGGCCGCCTGCATCGAGAACGCCGCCCCGTAGAGGGCCGACGAGACCGCGCCGCCGGCAGTCTGCACGCGGTCACGGCGGACCACCTTGACCTTGCAGTCCTTCCAGTGCTTGGGCGTGTTGCGGGCCAGATCGAAGATCGCGCGTGAAATGCGGTTTTCGAGCGTGAAGTAGCGACGGAACCCCAGCATCGTCTCGGCGTAATCGGCCGGGTCTTTCCAAACGACCTTGGTGCCGATGCCGCCCGGCTGGGTCATGGAGCAGAACGAATCGGCGACCCGCTTCCGCCACTTCTTGACGCCCACGAAGCGGCTGCCGAAGCTCTCGATGGCGTGCTTGGCGACTTCTTCGCTGATGCCCAGACGGTTGACCAGCGTGCTATGGTCGCCGCCATAAAGCATCGTACCGAAGAAGCCTTGCTTGCCCTTCGTGTACATATCGTTGGTCGTGCTGCCGTCGCTCGACTTGACCTCTTCGTAGGTCGTGCCGGGGAAGATCGCCATGCCGAACAGGGCGTGAATCTTCCGGCCAGCAATCAACTCGGCGCGCAGCGCCTCGTCGTCGCACACAGCGTCAGCGATTGTCACCTCGAAGGAACTGAAGTCGCCGCCGCAGAGCAGATACCCATTCCAGGCCAAGGGGAACGTCTGCCGGACTTCCTTGGTGTGCTTGATCCCCTGGGCATTGAGGCCATCCGCCCCGGCCATGCGGGACGAGAGGGCACCAATCACGACAAACGAGGCATGGAACTTGCCGGCCAAGAGCAACTTGTCGTATAGCTCGATTTCCTTGGCGGCGAACTTGACGCCGAGGATCTCCTTGGCACGGGCACCGGCCGGGTGCCGGCCGACCTTCAGGAAGCCCGTACCGCCGCAGCGTGCGCAGTGCGGGTCGTCGCCCTGGCACTTGCCGCACGGCTCCGGCTCGCCGACGTAGCAGACACCGTTACACTGCGGGCAAATGTCCGTTTCCTTGTCCAGGTGGCCCTTGCCCTTGCACGCCGGGCACATTTGGCCGATGCCCCACCTGCTGATCGCTTCGAGGTTGGCCTTCTTCGTGGAGGTGTCGAGAATCAGGTGCTCGGTGCCGTCCATCGCGGCCATGACGTAGGCGCGGACCTCGCTCGGCTTGTTAATGTTCACCGGGCTGGCCGCCACTGCCGCCTCGGCCTTCGCCTTCAGGGCTTCGATCCCTTCGCGGTTGATTGTAAAACCGTGCCAGCGGACGGCCGCCACCATGCAGGTCAAGGTGGAGTCGTTGTCACCCGGCTCCGGGCAGCCGAAGTGTTTGTCCAACTCGCGCGTATAAACGATGTCGTCGTTGGCATAGTCGCGGGCATCTTCACGGGTGGCCCAGTGGTGGATGAATTGGCGAATCACGGCTGGCCAAGCGTACTTCGTGACTTTCTTGCCGCCGTCTTCGTCAGCCTCGATTGCCCAGTCCTTTTCGGGACTCGACACGGCCAGGGCCGTGGGCGCATAGCCCAACTCGTAAGGCCGCCACGCCGGGGGCGGCTCCACGTCCTTGTAGTGATACTTGGGCTTGAGCTTCAGGGCGTGCTCGGCGAGGAACTTGAGGCCGCCAGCCGGGTTGAACTTCAAGACGACATCCTTGAACTCGGTATCCAGATCGCCGAAAGAATCGTGCCGGTCGAAGACCTGCCACTTGGGCGCTTCCGGGTCGGCCGACTTGGCGAAGTAGATGTTGTCGAACTGGACACGGGCCTCTAGCTCGCGGGCCAGGGCGTAGGCGAGGGCCGTGGGAACCCGCTTGATCCTGACATCCTCGCGGGCCATTAGCGACTGGTAAGGGCCTTTGCGGCTGTGGAGCATCAGGTCCAGGACCGCCGCCGGCTTGATGCACGGGCCGTCCTGCCCCTGCGGCTCCAACATGGCGATCTCGTGGATGTGCTCTTCGGGTATCCAGTCCGGGTCGCATAGGCGGAAGACGGTGTAGATTTTGCAGACGTGGAACCAGTCGAAGGACAGATTGAAGCCCACAACCGTATGCTGGCATATCCACTCGATCAGCGCCAGCGTCTCGCGGACGGGCCGCCGCCAAACCTCGTACAGGACAATGAGGCCGTCTTCCACGGCGTACTGCAACAGCACCATCATGCTGTGCAGCCCGCATGTCTCCGTATCGAGGTAGAGTTTCGGCGGATGCTTGCTCATTTACAAAACCTCGTAGGACCAACGGCTGCCGTCTTCGCGCTTTCCCTGGATGCTGGCGGCCGTGACCGGCTTCGTGCGGTAGAGGCCGTTGCGGAACCGGATTTCCAGGGTGAGGCCCTTGCCGATCCAGGAAGGGATCGGCGCTGCCGGACTCGACCAATGGAAGCTGTGGAGCACTTGCCCCACGGTGGCAACCCGCAGCGCGGGATCGCTCGAACTGATCTCCACAATGCCGTGGACCGGGTACATGACCCGCATTTCATAGAGATAAGGGTCAGCCTCCAAGAGGATGGTGGTATCCGCTTTCAGTTTTCGTATGTCGATCCCTGGCTCAGCCGGCGGCTTGATCGGCGTGTTCATCAGATGTCACTCCGCTGGGAGATCGGGATTTGTCGTGCTTTCTGGAGTCGCCGCCTCGATTTCTTTCAGCAATACCTCGTCGGAGACCTGACCCGCGCACCACGCGGCCACGCGGGGCGGCAAGCCGTTGATACCAACGGCCAACATCCGTTCGATCATGCGGTTGATCTCTTCGCGCGGACGGACACTTCGGCGGCGTTTATACGTCCTGGCAAGACCCGGCAGGAACTTTCCCTTGCCGCGCTGCCGTGCTTCCGCGATCTTGTCGGCAGCCGCGATCTGCTCGTCGAGTGACTCGATGCCAGCCAGCGTGTCCAGGTTCCACTGCGAGAGCAGGCCAGCGGCGGCCTTCTGCTGAATGGCCTCGGGCATCCGCAACAGCCGCACGCGGACCCAGACCCATCGCGTGTCCCGCTTTAGCTCGCGGGCCGCCTCCCGCACGCTCGCACCGTTGGGATAAAGGTTCTGAATCGCACGGGCCTCTTCCAGGATGTTCAGGCTCTTGCGGTGCAGGTTCTCGACCAGGTTCAGCATCCGGGCTTCATGGTCGCTCAAACCCTCGCAGACGTAGGCCGGTATCTCCATCCATCGCAGGAACTCGGTCACGGCCCGGAAGCGGCGGTGCCCAACGATCAGGCGGTATTGGCAGCCAGATTCTTGCGCCCAGGGTTGCACGGCGACCGGGCAGATCAGCCGCCCTGCCTGGGCGATGCTCTCAGCCAGTTCTTTGACGGATTGCAGCGTGAACTCGCCACGACAGTTGAAGGTGGCATCACAGTAGATGGTCGCCGCCGGGACGGGATACGCCTGGTACTGTTCCAGCGGCTTCATCGCAATACACGGGAGAACAACACAGGCCGGTTATCGTGCCGCCACTCCCAGACGGCTGCATCGCCGTCGTCGTTGATCCGCACGAAGGTATCGTTCGTCCTTGCCCAGGTGCCGGTGTTGAAGTGGTAGTCGCCGATGCAGCCCGGCTCGTGCGTGTGACCGTAGACCACCACGTCGGCCCCGGCCTCCTTGCGATACGCTTCCACGCCGTCGAGCATTTCATCCATGCGGCCGTGCTGGAGGGTCAACTTCCGCCAGAGGATCAAGGCCCCTTCCAACGTGCCGACGAACTGGTCTTCCACGGCATGATGATTCGTCGAAAACGGCCCACGGTTGCGGTCTTCCAGCAGCCCGGAAATGATTGCCGTAATCTCGCCGGTGCCAGGGTTGGCGTCGCGGCAATACGGGTCGGACTCGTGGCCGTGGAGAAAGGCGAACTGCCGGCCGCCGATGGTCGCCTCGAAGGCCCTGGACATTGCGGGCAAAGTGAGGCCCTGCAATTTGATGTTGCTGCCGACGAAATCGGTCAAAGCGTTATCGTGGTTGCCGACCACCCACAAGGCCCCCAGCGATCCGAGGTGAGCCAAGCGTGCCAGCAGGTCTTGATAGGCACGAATCGACCGACTCAGGTTCACTTGCCACCAATCGAACAGGTCGCCCAGGACATACAGTAGGCCGCCTTCGGCCTCCACGTAGTCCAGGAACCTGTGGAAGCGGGCCTCGCGGCCTTCCACGGCGAAGTTGTCGCGGTAGCCTCGGTCGCACAGATGCAGGTCACTCACACAGAAGATAGGCATTGGCTGTCTCCAAGATTGAGGCTGTAGCGGCTGGACTCGAACCAGCGACCCGGTGCTCAACAGGCACCCGCTCTGCCAACTGAACTACGCCACAACGGCTCTCACCGTGGCCGCGAGGCCACGGTGAGGGTATCGTTGCCACGCATGGTGGCTCGACTATGCTCCGTACTCGTCCTCCTCGTCCTCCTCGTCTTCGTCGTCCCAGTCGTCGTCTTCGTCCTCCCACTCGTCGTCATCGAGATCATCGTCGTCGTCAAAGTACGGATCGTCTTCGTCGAGGTCGTCTTCGTCCGCGAAGTCGTCGTCCCACTCATCGTCTTCACCCTCGAAGTCGTCATCCCGATCCTCGGGCAACTCAGGGTAGCGCAGGTTGTCGGCGGGCATGGGTGTTTCCTGTTGATGAAGGGGCTATTTGCTGCGGCACTCTCCGCAGCACTCGCGGGTTCGGTTGGCCGCACACAGCGCGTCCAAGAGACGCAGGGTGCTGTCCAATGCAGCGGTGAAGGTGTCCACGATCACGTCGTTGACCCGGTAGCACCGGCCGAACCACATCTTCCACACGGCAAAGTGGATTCGGCCGTACTCGTCGCCGTAGAAGGTCCGGTAGGTGCAAGGGAAAAGTTGCCAGAAACACCAGCACAATTTGCTCAGCACGGTTGGATCTCCAGCTTGTTGAAGGCGATGGCCCGCATATCGGCCAAGTGACGTTCCACGGCATCCAGTTGCCCGGCGCTGCTCTCGCCCTGGGTGGGGCGCAGCCCGCAGTTCCAGAGCATGTCCATTAGTTCCTGGGCCTCGGGGCCGTGGAGGCAGAAAGTCGGGTTGACCTGCGCACCTTCAGGAATCTCGACGAATTGCAGCGGGCCGCAGACTGCTCGCGGCTTGCCGCTGACGTGGTGAAGCAGCATGAACTCCACCTGCTCGCTCCACGGGTCTTTGTGCGCGACAAGCCGCAGCAGGTCGTAAAACTGGTCCAGCTTACGCATGGTCTTCTCCCGCATAGCGGTGCCACAATCGGTTCAAGGTCTCCTCGACGCCATAGAGCGAGTAGACCAGCGTGTGCGGCTCGCCGAAGGCAAACAGCAGACGGTAGACGCATTGCGGCTGGTCGCGCATCCCGATGTAGCGATTGCGATGCGCCAGGACTCGCTCTTGCCCGTCCACAGGACCGCCGATGAACAGTGCTCGGTATCTCACCGTTGCTGGACCTCGCTCAAAACGTCCAGCCCGTCACTCAGGCAAAAGTGCAGTTCGTCAAAGCTGGCCATGACGATCTGCCCTACTGGGAAGACGACTCGTGCCATGTCACCGTCACGTTGGATCATTTCCTCCGTGACGTTCCACTTCTCGACGCACTCGCCGTCCCGGTGATGCTCGATGGTGCATGTGGTCATAAGCGTCTCGCAGGTCTACAGGTGAGCAGGCTTCCCAGAGCGGCGTGCAATGGCGAGGGACTGCTTGATGGCTTTCTTCTTGGCGGCCTCACTGCTCGCGGCATTGCCGGGCGTGTAGGTGTACTTGGCACCCGTTGTGCCGTATTGAAACGCAGGCGTCCCGTTCTTCGTTGTGCGATGGATCGGCATGATCTACTCCGGGTCAGATCTTCAGTGGCCCCACATCGCGGCCACCGTCGATCAAATAGCGCGTGGGGCCGTTCTTCTCGTTCTCGTGGCGCAGCTTGCAGTTCATCCGCCAAGTGATGCCGTGCTTCGGATTGACGCCATGAAGCCACTGAGACGGCTCGCGGTAGCCGGACAAGGAGTTGTAGGCGAAGGCGTCGGTGCCCACCCATGACCCGTTGACCAGCAGTTCGCCATCCACGTCGGACAAGACGCTGGCGGCATGATGATGGCCGACACAGAAATAGCGGCAACGCTGGGCACCGGCCGCCGCGCCCAGGGCGATCAGGCCCTTTTGCCGCCGGACCATGCCGTACCACGGGATGCCCAGGTTGGAGCGAACGTCGTCGCCGTGCGCGATGTTGAAACCGACGCCGTTGATGTTGACGTTGGCGCTCCACGCATCGGGAATCGTAAAGTGGACGTTCTCCACGCCACGGCAATGCAGACGAGCGACCTCACCGACCAGGTAATCCCAGTTGTCGTGCGCGCCGAGATAATCCTTCTTGGGAGTCCGTCGGCCGTGGTTGCCGGCCAAATACAAGACGTGGACCTCCTCGAAGTGCGCGGCCAGGTCGCGGTACATCAAGGCGTGCAACTGGCCGATGGCGAGGCAATTCTTGAACTGGTTGCGGTAGTACGACCGCTCGCACGCCTTGTGGATTTCGCCGCTGGTGAAGTCGCCGTAGGCCAGCACCCACAGAACGGGGAAATAGAACGTCGGGGCCAGGGTGTCCTGGGTCCATTCCACGACCGTGTTGACGTACCGCTCGGCACGACAACACGAGACAGGAAAGTCGTAGTCTTCCAGCCCGCCGACCTGATCGGGAACCACGACCTGATCGTGGTGGCCGTCCGAAAGGTGCATGACACAGTGCTCGACGATCTGCGCCTTGCGGCGGTACTCAAAGGCCGGCGGCAACGGCTCAACCGGCTTGATGCGTTGTTCCATTTCCGCAACGACGGCCTTGAACAGGCCCGCGATCTTCGCCCCGGCCTTGACCTTTTGCCGTTCACGGTTCCGCTCCTCGGTCAGGTGGACGATCTCGGCCTCCAACTCCAAGACCCGCTTGTCGGTCGGGTCGTAGTCTGGGAGGTTCTTATGCTGGCCGCCGGCCCGCCTGGGCGTCGGCGGCTGGCCGCCCGGCCAGTCCACGTCTTTGTGGACCCGGCCCGTTGCAATGTCTGAAACCACGGAACGGCTGATCTTGAACCGTTTGGCGATCTCGGGTTGCGTGACGCCTTCGACGATGGCGGTCTTGATCTTCTCAACCTTCTTCTTTGTCAGCTTCATGGTCTCTCCGTATCGCCCTCGCCGGTTGGTGGTGTAAGAGAGGCCGGGTGGCGCTGCCCGCCGCCACCCGGCTCAAGTGCTGTCGGTCACAAGAGGCAAAGCAAGGGGCAGAACAAGAGGGACGGCCTCAAGAGGACCGACGGCCCGCGCGGTTGAACAGTCGCTCGACCCAGTTGATAGCGTTGTCGAAGTTGAATGGCGGCTTGAAAGCGGGCGGCTCGTCGGGGCCGGCGACCGGGTTGCGGTCGGGATAGCCGCCCGGCGACTGGCCGGCGTCTTCCACGGGGATCGCGTCGATCTCCTTCAAGCTGGGCATTGGCACCGTGGGGTCGATAGCCCACTCGATCTTCGACTGCTTCGCCCAGGCATGGATGCGCCGCACCGGGACAATGAAGTTGAAGCCCTGCAACTGCATGACGCCCTGGGTCAACATGCCGATGTACAGGCCGTCGTCCTTCAAGTACATGCCGCCGCCGGACGAGCCGGGAAACGAGACGGTCGTGACCTGATCGAAGACCTTGACGTTGGCACCCCTCATGGGCAATGTGCGTCCTACTTGGGAGAGCACGCCGGTTGTGTAGCTGTTGGCCCCGAACTGGCCCAGGAGACTGCCGCAATGACTCAGATCGACGCCGATGGGCGGGATGTAGTTCGGGTCTTTGCGGAACTTGGCGCAGACGTTCAGGGGGTACGCCCCTTTGCAGCGGACCATGAGCACCGCCAAGTCTTCACCGTAGTCGGCATCGCTGACCTTGATGATCTTGCAGTCGTATTTGACTTCGCCCACGCGGCGGCCGTCTTGCTGCCGCTCCTGGACGATCTCGGCGTCCTTGTACTCGACGAGAATTTTCGGGGTTCCTTGCGGTGTGACCACGGTGCGCGTGGTGCGAAGGCCATCGACGACATGCGCGGCCGTCCAGATGAAGGTCACGGTATCGTCGCCCACCTGCCGAGTTACGAGGGTGCCGGAGCCTTGGGCGCGGCCGGCCTTGATGGTGACGCTCACACGCTGCAAATCATCGGGCACACCGGCGACCGCCGGAGCGACCGCCAAGGCGATCAGAGTCAGGGCCAACAGCACGTACTTCATCGTTGCAACTCCAGGGGTTAGAAAAGGTCTTGCAGATCAATGCCAGACTCGTTGCACTCCGCCGAGGTCGTCCCAGTCATCGAACTCGTCCGGGACGTACTCGAACGGATCGTCGAAAGGCCCTTCCGGCACGCGGAGGATTTCGACTTCGATCATGCTCTCGTACTCAGGCTTCCATTCCAGGAAGGCTCGGGAGATGATGTCGCAGGCCCGTTCACACGTCTCCCAGCCGTCCACACTGACTTCCGCTTCAATTACGTTGTCGTCGCCGGGATCACGGAAGGTCACGGCAAGCAACGAGTCCTCGAAGAGTCGCCATAACTTTCGCCGTACCCGCTGGGAAGACGGAGGATAGTTCCATCGCCCTTTGGACAACACAATCTCGCACGCAACAAAACTCACGGCGTCACTTCCTCCACCGACATTTCGCCGTCGTCGCCAGCGTCCTTCCAATCGACGCCCTCAAGGATTTCGCCCATCGTCATTAGCTCCAACTTCCGGTTGGCGCGAATCACGTCGAGCACGCGGCTGTCGCTCGGCAGATGGATAAGGTCCACAATGGTGCATCCCAGGTTCTCGTCCATGCCCTTGCGATGGATGCGGTCCTCGCTTTGCACGCGGTATTCGGGCTTCCAACTGTTGGACCAGTACACCGCCATACGGGCCTCCACCAACGTCAAGCTCATTCCGCCCGACTCGGGGTTGGCCACGAAGGCAACCTTTCCGTGGCCCTCCACATTTGCCCAGTAATCCAGCGGCTCTTCCTCGGTCGCCAGCGTGCCATCCGGGCTGTCGCTCTTGGCACGGAACACTTGGAAGTTCCCCTGGTCGCACCGCACCACGTCCCACTTTTCCTTGAGGCACAGCCTGATGATGCGATCCACGGAACCCGTGAAGCCGGCGAAAATCACCAGCCGCCCGACTTCCTCGTTCTCGTCCAGAAGCATCTTCAGGGCGGCGTCCTTCGGGCACGGGACTTCCCGTGTCACGCGGACCATCCTCGGTACTTCCCGCTTGCCGCCGCACGCCGGGCAAGGAACGGTCTGCTTGACTAACCGGGCCTTCAACTCTGGGTCTAGCAGGTCGATGGCCTGGTAGGCGGCCTCGGGATCGTCCGGGTCCACCCATTCCGCTGCCGTGCCGTCCGTGCAATGCGTGCATTTCGTTACACCATCCTGCTGTTCGCGGTACTGGAATCCGTCGCTCAATTCCCGCAGCAGAGTCATGCCGGTGACGGCATTGGGGGCGGCGCTGACAAGGGCCTCGGCTACGCGCAAGGTGCTGGCGGTCGGTTTGCAGACGATCTTGCGGTATCGCTTCTCGGGCAGTTGCAGGCAGTCCTTCTTGTGTTTGATGACGACCAGCCCTTTGAGCCGGTCGTAGAGATAGGCAACTTCGTTCGTGCTCGGGACGAACTTGTGGTAGTCATCAGGTTCCGTTAGGCCATCCAACTCGTGCGGTCCCTCCTCGAATGCCTCTCCGCACTGGGCGCATTTCCGTTCGTCGTCCTTCCAGCCGATCCGCTTCTTGAACTTGCCGGCATCGAACTGCTGCTCGACCATGAAGGCCAGCCGTTCTTCCATCGCCCTGCGGCTGCCCTCTTTCAAGAAGCCCGGCCAGGCAATCTCGCACTGGCTCCACCAGTCGCATGGCGTCTTCGGCGACGGCGTGCCAGACATCTCGATCACGTAGCCCTCGTGGCCATACTCTGCGCGGATCAGGTCCGCGAGCTTCTGGCAGGCTTTGGAGCGTTGCGAGGTGTCGTTCTTGCACCGGCTCGATTCATCGGCCACGAAGCACCGAGGCAAGGTCTGCGAACCGTCCCACTCGTCCATCACGCGGACTAGCCCCTCGTAGGTGAAGAACTCGACCTGGATGCGGTCGAAGGGGAAGCCCCACAGCTTGAACTCGCGCTTGATGTTTGGGATGCTGGTCTTTGGGCCTGCCCACCACACCAGATCGACGCCCGACTTCTCAATCACCATCTGGGCGGCCAGGGTCTTGCCGGTGCCCATTTCGGCACCGAATATCTGGTAGTGGTACGTCAGGCCGGCGTCGGCCAGGTCTGCCTGATGCGGCATGAAGGTCTGCGGTACGCCGCCGCGCGTCAGCGACCGGTACTCGTGACGCAGAAGCGGGCGGTCAAACCAGGCGTAGACATCCTCGCCGCAGAGATAGCCGATCTGGAAACGGTTGCGCTGGCAGTCGTCCACGGACCACACTTTGATCTTGGCGTACTCGCCCTCATCGTCGTAGCCGTGGAAATGCGCGCCGCGCATGGCCTTGACTTCCGACATCAATCCGTAGCGGGTCTTCGTGCCGACCTTGCCGTCCCAGAAGTAGATGCGGCCATCCTTCTTCTCCAACAGCACAGGCACACGAATCCGCGTGCCGCTGGATGTCTGGGCTTCGATTTTCACGGACTCAAGCGACATGCAATCTCCCTCGGGCGATCTCGCAGTTGTGTGCGGTCAACTCGACGCCGATGCAACGGCGGCCAAGGCTTTTGGCGGCCAAGAGCGTGGTGCCGCTGCCGGCGAAGGGGTCCAGAATCACGCCGCCATCCGGGGTCGAGAGCAGCGTCAACAGGTACTCCATGAGGGCCAGGGGCTTAACGGTCGGATGGTCGTTGCCCGGCCCGCGCTCCGTGCGTGTCGCTTTAGCACAGTAGAAAAACCGGCTCGCTCCGCCGGAGTCGCCGTAGCTGATCTGCACATCGCCCGCCTTACCGAGACGGCCGTGGTAGCCGTCGCCGGATTTCGTGCGGACGCAGTTGGTGCCGCTCGTAAGCGTGCCCGCTTGAGTGTCCAGTTGAACAGCCGCTTCCTCGTCCAGCAGTAAGTTCGCCGGCCATCGCCCGCATTCCGACCCGCCCAGAGGCGAGCGGTTCGTGCTGGCCCAGCCGGCGTCCGTCAAGCTGTCCCCGCGAGTGCGTATCGTGCTCTCGTTGCCGATGCGGGAAGCCTGAATGTTCATGCCGGCCACGCCCCAGGTCAGGGCGTTGTGGGCAATCGTGCCGTCCAGCGGCTTCATCGCCAGGACGATTGGCTCCCAGGCCGGCTTCAACGCCATCGCCCAGCCGGTCCACTTCGCGCCCTCGGGAGTCGCCGGTGCCGTTATCTGCGCGGCGCGAAGCCGAGCATCCGTGCCAGGGGCATGAAGTCCGTTGCCGCCGCCGTAGCACCCGTTTCCCTTGCCTTCGTGCAAGTGGTAGCCGGGACGATCCAACTTGTCGCCGATGATTTCGCGCTTCGCGCCTTTCGACTTGTCGATCAGTTTGCCGATGTCGCCGCACTTGGGCATCCCCTGCCCATAGAGCCACATCAGCGCGTCCCGAATCTCCCACCCGGCGTCCTCGATTGCGCAAGTCAGCCGGTGATAGGTGCGTGTACCGCCAAACGCCAGCAGGAGGCCGCCGGGTTTCACAACGCGCAGGCAGGCTTTCGCCCAACGATTGTGGAAGAGGTAATCCGGTTGCCGCAGCGGATCGAAGTCGCCATCAGCCAAGTCCTGATCGAACGGCCGCAGCGTCTTCATCTCCTCCCACAAGGATTCCATTGCCGAATTGTCGCGCGGACCACACCAACGGTTGCCACGCGGCGTTGTCGTCCAGACGTTCAGGGCTCTGCGCCACAGATCGTATTCACGTTGCTTCTTCGCATAGAGTGGCGTGCCGTCCAACAAGCGGGCGATCTTCCAGCAATCCTCGCGGGAGTGGACAACCCACTTCACGGCTGGTCCACTATTCACAGCGCGCGACTCAGCCGGAATGTCCTGCACATTCCCTGCTTCGATGCGCCGAGCTAACGCCCGCAGCAGCGGGCCTTCATCGGCACGCATCTTGATGTTGAACTCACAAGCGTAGTAGGTTCCGTCCTTTTCACGGTGGATTCGGAAGCACGCCTCCCCGGCAACCAAACCGGCGAACCAGGACCGAAATACCAACTCGCTTGTTGGGATGTCGCCGCCAGCAGCGTCCCAATCCTTCTCCATAAAGTTGAGAAGGTAGGGTGGGTCTGTCACGACGTAATCCACGGACGCCTCGGGGAGCGTGGCGAGCACGTCGAGGCAGTTGCCGCAATACAGGCTCAGGTTGTTCTGCTCGAAGAAGGGCTGCATGATAGGTTCTTACACGAAAGCAATGACAGTCACTCCGCTGGGAGATCGTAAACCGGCCGTGAATCTGGAGTGCTACCGGCCCCTTTTGTCTTCCAGGAGCAGAAAAGTTTGGTCCGGGGCACTGCGGGGCGAGTAGTCGCCCCAGACGTACAGGCCGGCGGCCATGAAGAGGCCGTGCAACTTGTTGAAGCAGTGCCGGACGGGCGTTGGGATGCCTTTGCTGCATCCCGAGACAACGGCATCCCGCCACTGGGAGAGGGTGCCGGTGACGACGGCCGCCTGGACGCCCCGCACCAGAGTCTCCACCACTACAAACGACATTCCCGCGCAAAGCTGGAGGATGTCGAGCATGTCCCGTTCATCAGCCCCAATGAAGGCGCTGAACGAGACATGCTTCAGTAGATGGGGCGACAGCCCCACAGGTGCCCGCTCGTCGCGCATCGCCGCTAGGCAGCTTAGGAATCGCTCGGCATCCGATAACTGCCGCCGGCAAGCATCTGAAGGCGCAGCCGGCGAGCGGCCCAACACCTTATGGCTGAGGCCAATGAAGGTGCGGAAGTCAATGCTGGGGACTTGGATCAATACGGCGTCAGGCATCATGGTCTTACAGTGGCTCCGCTTGCTGGAATCCCCTTCACCGACAATCCGGTTGAGGCCGTGGCACACCTGTTCCAGCTTCCCACGGTCAGGCCGCGCTTAGGCCGAGGCCAAGCGGAAGAGAAAGAGAGGCCGAGGGCGGTCGCCATCGCCGCCCTCGGCGGAAGAGGAGACTACCGGGCACGGGCCGGCTTGCTGTCCTGGACCTTCTCGACGCCGTTGTCCTTGATCGTGAGGAACTTGTTGATCTCCCGCACGATTACGTCATCGGAAGGCAACCGGGTGAATGGCGTAGAGCACATCACCACGACGGGAACGTGCCAAGTGCCCTTGCGGTTCTCGGCCACCTTGACCTTCAAGGTGACGGGGATCGGGCCGTGTGGCTTGAGATCGCCGACCGCATTGCCGGCTGCCGCCTTGGCATTGATGTCCGCCTGGGTGAGCGGCAGGAAAGGAAAGAGCTTCTTGGCCTCAATGCGGCTCGACTTGTTGCCGCAGAAGAATTCCAGGAACCGGCCGGTGCTCCGCTCGTAGACCAAGAAGCTGGGGCCGTACTGGCAGTGCGAATCGGACTCGGTAGACTTAGCGGCGATCCGCTTGAACTCCTCTGATTCCATGTCGTAGGAGATGACCAGGGCCTCCATGTCGGTCATGTCAATGGCTTTGGGCCGGCGGGCCAGCGGGAGCAGGTCCACGGCAGTCCCCAAGTCGATGATCTCTTCATCGGACTCGGGGATGCCGTAGTGGCCTTGCGGAATGAGGCCCTTCATGTTGGCCTTCGACTTCGTGTAGAGTTGCATCCGGCCGATGTAGTCGCCGCCCTTCGCCAGTTCGGCGAACTGATCGTCGGTGCCGATCTGGGTGGAGGGAAGCTGGTCGAGATTGATGGGAACCAAAGCGGTGTCGGACATGGCTGTTCTTTCAGGGTTCAGGTTCAGGATTCAAGGTTCAGGATTCAGGGTTCAAGCGTCGAGAAGGTGGGTCACTCGTTGTCGTCACATGGCTCTACCCTCCGTTCCAAGAGATTCGCGCGGCTCCGCGCCAGGACTCTCTCTCGTTGTTCGCGGATGCTCTCCTGATCCAGGTTCAGCGCCCACTCTAGGGCCAGATACCAGCCATCCACCGGCGTCTTGCAGTCAGCCATCGTGAGTGCCAAACCGCCAAGCTGATGCTCGCGGTACTCGGCCAATAGGTCCTTCAAGGGCCGCAAGTGAGGCACCGGCTCGAAGTCCTTGCAGAGATCATGCAGCTTCCCTTGACGGGCGGCCTCTTGAATCTGCTTGACCAGACGAGCCGCCACGGGAACGAACTCCCGTGCCGGGACCGTCTTCGCCAGTTCCACTAACTGCGCCTGATGGATGCGCGGCAGCTTGGCGAGCATGTAGGCCGACTTCAGCGGTATCTCGCCACGCTCCACGGCCTTTTGGATGTCCGGCCGCAGACTCAGCAGCCTCAGTTGATCGCCGATCCAGGCCGTCCCTTTGTGGATCAGATTGCTCACGTCAGCCAGCGTTGCGTCCATGCCCTGCCGAGTCGTGAGAGCGTCCATGATCCGCTTGATCTGCCGCGCGTACTCCACGGCCGTCGTTTCGGGCCGCAAGGCATTGGCCTGAATCTGAAGCGCCAGTACGTCGTCGTCGGTGAGGTTGTGCTTCACGATGCAGGGCAGCGCTGGCAGCCGTAATTCCACGGCAGCCGTGTACCGATAGAGGCCGTCCACGACTTCGTAACAGCCGGGCCGCCGCTCGGACGGTCGCACACAGATGGAATTCAGCGGGCCGACTGCCGCCAACGAATCACGCAGTTCCAGGTACTCAATGGACTCCCGGTTCACGACCCGCAGGACGACCCACGGCTCGATAATCTGGTCCAGGGAAATTAGTCGGAACTCGTCGGGCAGTTGCTCAGGCATCGGTGCATCCGCGTCATACGTAGACACCTATACAAGACTGCCAAAGTCCCGTTTTTTCCCAACATTTCTGGGAAACTGCGAGCTTTTGGCAGTCTTGTATAGGTGTCTACGCGGCCCGCTATTCGAGGCCCGATGCCATGCGCGTTTATACGCTCACTACGGATCGACCGACGCGGCCTTTCAGAGAGATGTCATGCCCTTAGTCAGCGAATCGCTCTACGACTTCCTTCATGCCCGGAAGACGCCGGCCAACGCCGACCTGGTGGATCGCTGGTCCGCAGCAATGGAAACGCAGGTCAACGTAATGGCCGGCGACGGCGAGCCGGTGGCCGGGAAGAAGTCCACTTGGACGAACGGCAGCGACACTTGGCACTCCATCCGCATCCCGAAGAACGCGGCCACGGACCCGACGTGGGAAGATTACAAGATCGGCTATCCCTTCGACCTGTACGCCGAAGGGATCGGCATGACAGGCTGGGATTGGCAGGCCCGCTTATCCCGTCACTTCGGCTATGATTTCGATGCCCTGACCGGACACGCCCAAGGCATTGGCATCGACGAGGCCCAATTAGAGAAAGTCAAACAGGCGGCTTGCGCCCTGCCTTACGTCGAAGTTCGCCGCAGCACGGGCGGCGGCGGCATCCACCTCTATGTCTATCTCGACGATGCTGGCGTGCCGACCGCCAACCACACCGAGCACGCTGCCCTGGCCCGCTGCATCCTGGGGATGATGTCGGCCGAGGTGGGCTTCGACTTCGCCAGCGCGATCGACGCTTGCGGCCACGTCATGTGGATTTGGCACCGCAAGATGTCGGTCGAGAACCACGGGCTGGAGATCATCAAGCCCGCTGAGAAGCGCCTCTCACTCGCCGATCTGCCGGCCAACTGGCGGGACCATATCGAAGTGGTCAGGGGTCGCCGCACGAAGGTCCGCATCAACGAGGTAGCCGAAGACGATACGGACCCTTTCGAGGCCCTCGCCTCCAGCCGGAAGATCATTCCCCTGGACGACAGCCACAAGGCGCAGATCGAGGCCCTGATGCGCTCCGGGGCCACCACGCTCTGGGTGGCTGACCACCATCTCCTGCAAAGTCACACCACAGCGCTCCGCGAACTCTTGAATGGCCCCGAAGGAAAAGCCCTGAAGCTAGTGGGCATCTTCAAGACGATCTCGGAGGGCCGCGACCCTGGCACGCCCAACTGTTTCCTCTTTCCGCTGCCCAACGGGGCTTGGCGGGTCTATCGCTTCTCGCCCGGCATCGCCGAGGCCGACACCTGGACTCAGGACGGTCAAGGCTGGACCACCTGCTACTTCAACCGCTACCCGGACCTGAAGATTGCTTGCACGCTACTTGGCGGCGTGGAGCGTGAGCAAGGCGGCTATGTCTTTGCGTCGGCAGACGCCGCCATCCAGGCCGCGAAAAGCCTGGGCGAAGACCTCAAGCTGGACCCGAGCGTCATGGACCGCAAGGTGACGCTCAAGGCCCACAAGGACGGCCGATTGGTAGTGGAGATCGAGCGGAAGAGGAAAGACGAAGAGCCGTTGAAAGGCTGGGAAGAGAAGAAGGGGAAGTACGTCAAGATTTTCCAGATCAAGACGGACCCCAAGGAAGAGAACGACCTGGATTTCAATGAATTTGACGGAATCATCCGCGCGTTGGAGACCGCCGCCGTCGAGCACGCCGGCTGGGTCGTGAAGAAGAACAAGGAATGGGTCCGGCAGCCGGCCGCCAACGTGAAAATGATCCTGCAAAACCTGGGGCAGGCCAAGGCCGACGCCGAGGCCATCATGGGCGGGGCCGTTGCCCGTGGCTGGCGCTTGGTCAACCTCCCCTTCCGCGAAGAGTACCCCGGCGGCCGGCAATGGAACATGGACGCCGCCCAGTTCAAGTACAAGCCCGCCGAGTTGGCCGACGACGAGATTCCCTGCCATCCGCATTGGGACTTGATCTTCGACCACATCGGCCACGAGCTAACGCCCAGGCTGCGGGAATTGCCCTGGGCCATTGACGCCGGAATTAGGACCGGGGCCGACTATCTCCGTGCCTGGGTGGCGTGTGCCTTCCGCGATCCGTTTCAACCCACACCATACCTTTTCTTCTTCGGCCCCGAGAACAGCGGCAAGAGCATCTTCCACGAATCGCTGCAACTCTTAGTGACCAAGGGCGTGGTCCAGGCCAAACGGCCGCTTGAGGGACGCGATGGCTTCAATGGCGAACTCTCCGGGGCAATCATCTGTGCTGTGGAAGAAGTGGACATCTCGAAGTGCCCTGGTGCCCGTGAACGACTCAAGGCATGGGTGACGGGCCGGACCATCTCCATCCGCAAGCTGCGCCAGGACAGTTTCGAGCAGCCCAATGCAACCCATTGGGTGCATACGGCCAACAGCCAAGAGAATTGTCCGATCTTCCCCGGCGACACCCGCATCACGGCCATCTACGTCGCCGATCTGTTGGACGAGCAACGCATCGCCAAGCCGAAGATGGAGGCGTTCCTTGAACAAGAGGCCCCGCATTTCCTTCACACGCTGATGCACCTGGAATTGCCGCCCATGATTGACCGGCTCCGACTGCCGGTGGTCACGACCGCCAGCAAACTGTCCGCCGAAGAAGCCAATCAAACGGAATTGGAACAGTTCATTGCCGAGTGTTGCGAAAAGATGCCCGACGCGCATACGCCGTTTGCGGAATTCTACGACCGCTTCCAGCAATGGCTCCCGCCCAACGAAAAACACGCCTGGTCCAAGAAGCGAGTCAGCAAGGAACTGCCCGTCCGCCACTCAACGACGGTCGGATACGCCAACCAGAAATACGTTTCCCATCTGACTCTGAAGCCAGCCAAGGAAGGGGACCGCAAATGACCTTTCGCATCTACCGTTCCGCCGGTTTCCTCTCTCGCTCCGTGCTACGGGCTGAGTTGGTCGCCGAAGTTGAAGTAGACCAGCGGCCGGAAGACGAAGCGGCCTTCGCCGACGAGCACGGCGGCGACATCATTGAAGTTGCACCCACTGATTCAGAGAACCCCGGAGAAGATCAATGAGCAAGTACGGCATGACCGACAGCGGCAAACGGCAATCCTTCGGCAAAGGTATGGCGATCCGCGACACGGCGGACGACAAGCCCCGGCCCGACCTGATCTCCCCGTTCGCCGAAGAGCGGCAGGGCCACTGGCTCCGCATGGGCGCGGCCAAGTACGCCGAGCGGAACTGGGAAAAGGGGATGCCGTTCTCGCGTTGCGTGGCCTCGCTCAAGCGGCACGTAATGAAGTACCAGCAGGGCAAGCGAGACGAGGATCATCTTGCCGCGATCATGTTCAACTCGATGGCCTTGATCCATTACGAGGAGATGATCGAGCGCGGGCTGCTCCCGGCGGAATTGAACGACATGCCGTGCTACCAGCCCGTCGTCCGCAAGTCGCCCCGCCAGTCACCCCGCAAGCCTGCCAAGAAGGGGAGGAAGACCCGCCGTGGCTGATTCCATCGTCTATCCCGGCCTGGTCCACCTCAACGGCTGTCTCATGGCGGCTGTAGACCTGGAGACCACCGGCACGCGGCCCGGCTATCACGAAATCATCCAGATCGCCGTGGTGCCGCTGGACTCGGACTTCAGGCCCCTTGCCAGCGTGCGGCCGTTCTACACCCGCGTCAAGCCAAAACACCCGGAGCGGGAGTCGCTCGGCGCGAAGCACAAGCACAAGATTCCCATGACGGAACTCTTGCTCCACGCCCCCGAGGCCGAGCAGGTGGCCGATTGGCTCCATGACTGGTTCTTGAACTTGAAGCTGCCCTTCAAGAAGTGCCTCGTGCCGCTGGCCCACAACTGGGCCTTCGAGTCGTCATTCCTCAAGGCGTGGCTGGGCGTGGAGGAGATGGACCTCTTGTTTCACAGCCACGCCCGCGACGGGATGCTCTACGCAATCTCGCTCAACGACAAGGCCGCTTTTGCGGGCGAGCCGGTCCCGTTCCCCTTCGTCGGCCTGGGGGCGATGTGCAAGAAGCTGGGCATCACGAATACCAATCCGCATGACGCCCTGGCCGACTGCATTGCCGAGGCCGAAGTCTACCACGCCATGCTGCGGATGTTCTGAGGAAGTCGTCATGTCAACGGATGAAGAGCGCGAAAACCCGCCATGCCCGAAGCGCCTCACCGGCACGGAGAGGCACCCGACGTGCAACGACCCCTCAAAGGGCTACTTTCAGCGGCCGGTTCGACCCGTTGACTGTCGCCGTTGCCTTGGGCTTGAACCGACCGAAATAGCTGCCCCGGAATCGTCGCCGCCACCGCTACCCCCGACCCCGCCACCCGCGCCACCATCATCGGAGTCGCCCGCGCCGCCGGGGCTGGTGCGCCGCGCGTACTCCTATGCCGAGGCCCTTGCCCGATGGACAGCCGCCGGGCAGCCCGTGCGCCCGGACAAGGAAGTCGAGCGGATATTCCACCAGCAGTGCAAGCCCTGCAAATGGTTCGACGGCGAGCGGCAAATCTGCCGAGGATGCGGCTGCCGCGTCGCCGAGAACGGCTACGCCGTGCTGAACAAGATCAAGATGGCCACGGAACACTGCCCGCGAGAACTATGGTAGAATCCACGCCCTGCAATTGCCCCGAAGACCAGCCTCGCCCCGTGGCGGCCGGCGGCTGCAACTATCTGACCTACTCCGGCGGCCCGCTGGCGAGCTTCTATCGCCTCGTCGAGCAGGCCATCCCCGACGTGGAACTGGTCCACGGCCGTCCCACGGTCCACCCAGACGGGTCGCTGGAATTCAGCGGACCTCCACCAGCCTTGTCCGGCTATCGGCAAGATGGCTCGCGGCTCTATCCCGCCTGGCCGCACTGCCTGCTGCGGATGCTCCGGGTCCAGGTGATTGACGGCGTGCTGGGCGTTGCCGGACTCTGCGGTAATCCCGACGCCGAGCCGTTCAGTGGCGAGGCCGCGCTGGAGCAATGCCAGAACTGCCCGGTGCGCCGGTCCTGACTACTGGTAGAACTGGTGCGTGGCCATCCCCGCCCTGTCCGCCTGGGACGTGAGCAGCTTGAAGACCTTGCAGTCGGCGAAGTCCACCAGCTTCGAGCGCGTGACGTGGACGCCGAACTGCCGCAACTCGCGGCGGGTCTCTGTGGTCAAGGTCTTCGTCAGGCTCTCATCCCTGATCCCCGCCATGATCTCGTCGTAGGTGTGCGTGGCAATAACGCGGACCACGGCGGATTGCGTCAGGTCGTTGATCGTGGTGTCCACGTCCCAATTGAGCTTGCCGATGGCCCGCACGGGATCGGGAATCTTGTAGACCACCAAGGTCTTGACCACGACCTTCTTGCCGTCCTTCGTGGCCATCACTTGGTCCGGGATGGCGAGCGTCTGCCGAGCGGTCACAACGACCTCCACGTCGGTCGTCAAGGGCCAGTAGATATGCAGCCCCGGCACGAGCAACTTGACGTGCTTGCCCCGTACCCAAGCAACGCCGCCGTGCGTGGCCCGCACGATCAGGATGCGAGGGAACAGTTGATAGATGGCCTGGAACAACTGATTCAGCCAAGCAAACGCGCTTTCCATAAGATGCTCCTCTCAAGAAATGACAAGTGCCCAGGTGGTTATCCACCTGGGCACTTGTCCAACCGCACTTGCCTTTGTCTACTTGCCGCGATGGAAGCTCACGCTGGACACTGGAACAGCGACCAATAAGAGAAGTAATACCAATACGCATTTACCTCGAAGTACCCGATCTGGCAGGACTGATACCACCGATGCTCGATATAGTCGTACTGATAAGCCCCGCAGAACGGATCAATAGAGTTGGTCGGTCCAACGATTGTGCTGCTCTCGTAGCTTGAAGTGAGGGCGGGCACCCGTCCCAAGTAAGTAATCTCGTCCGGGTCGATCTGGCACGTACTCCAATGCTCCTCACCCCGTTTACCACCCTCCACCCAGTAGTCTTGGTAGACGCAGTTCACCCAATGCCCGTGATGGAAGCTGTGCGCAATGTAGCCCTGGCCGCTAGCGTAGCACTGCACCAGATGCGCCATGACCCCTTCGGGAAGAGCCGCTTCAGCCGCCCCATAGCTGATGTTTCCGTAAAGGTACTGCTCGATCACTTGCCAGTAGGGTATCGTCACCCAGTAGCCGCCGCCGGGGCCTTCGATCCAGACCGTCCCCTCTCCATAAGGTATGCAGCACGGTATCGGCGGTTCGCAGTTGCACCAGCCGTTGTCGATGGCCTCGTCAAGCTCGTCGATGTAGAGCTTCCGCCATTTGTCCGAAGGCGAAGGGCTGGTGAAGGTGTTGTCGGAACAAATCTCCCGGAGCTTGTCCTGCGCCGCCGCGATGTCCTGGACCGTCCACTTGTGCGGCGCAGTGACAAGCGGTAGTTGAGCGATGGGATCGCAGCCTTCGGGAGGCCACGAGGCTAGGTTGTTGATCCGCCCGAGCAGACTGTTCCAGGCGTCGAGCGTCAGGGGATACAGTGCGGCCATGACTTAATCCTCGCTTTGCAGGAACGCGGTCCCTGCTCCAAACTTCTCGCTCATAAAGTCGAAGGCGAAGTCGAATTCGTGCTCTCCGTAATCCTGGTCCCAGATGGAAACGTCCGTGCGGATCGCCAGATACTCGTCGCCGTTCTTCAACACGTCGGACAACGGTTGCCCATCCTCATGCTCCTCGTCCGCCACCAGTGCCCCGCGATCAATCGTCAAGTCGCCATCCTCGGTGATGCCGTGGAGAATGGACGACAGGTAGGCAAACTTGGTTTCATCGCCTGAAGTGTCGAGAATCTTGGTCTTGTGCAGATCGACCGTAATCTGGCTCGACGAGGTGGCTGCCGGCGTGATGGCCGGCAGGCTCCGCCGAGGATACGTCCGCAAATTCAAGCGCGGGCGAGAACCGGGCGAGAGGTTGATGTAGGTCGCCGTATCCACGACGGGCTGGGCCGAGAAGCCCACGTCCGTAGGCGTGGAGTCGCCCCAATCGCTGTGCGCCCGAAAGACGACATTGGGGCCGCCGACGAAAATCACGCTCCCGTCCGGGATCGTCGTGGTGTCGCCCACCGGCAGGTTGCCGGTGGCTCCCGTGCCGATCCCGTTGCCACCGGCATAACCAGCCGCAATCTCGTTGGCAGGCGGCCAGGTGTCCGTCTGCGGCAACGCCGCCGGCCAGAAGAAGTGGTATTTCTCCATCGTGCCCGCCGCCACCGGCACCAGGCACTCGAAGTCCACGCAATTCTCCGCCGAGTTGTAATTGGCCTTCTCGACAATCGCCAACACTGGGCCGTTGGCCACGTAAGGCTGGTCGAAATCCAGCGTCACGGCGTCGAAGGTCTCCAGGTTCAGCTTGTTCAAGAAGGTCTTGAAACTGATCCGCTTCCAGGTGTTCGACTTGCGGATTAGCCAGAACGTCGCGCACTTGTACACGGTGTCCGGCTGGTTGTAGATGTACCAGTCGTACTGCTGCTCCTGGGTGCCGTACTTGGCGACGTTGTGCCGCAAGAGGATCGTCTTCTCGGCCTTGTCCTTCGGCTGATCGGAAACGTCGGCCCAACTCAGCCGCCAGTTGACCTTCATCTTGGTCACAATGTCTTCCGTGCTGGTAAGTTCCACCTCGATGCCCTTTTCGGCGTCGATGTCGCTTGCCGTAATCGTGCCAGCCGGTGTCGGCTCCTCGGGGAGATACTTCAAGTAGAACACCCCATTGTTAAGCCAAATGGCGCAGCGGGCCTGGAAGGCGATCTCCTCCAACGCCTGAATCGTGTTTTTCCGCTCCAGGATCGGAAAGTTGGCCGGAAATGGCTGGAGTTTCTCCTGGACGTGGTTGAACGACGTGGCATCCCAAGTCAGGTCCGTGTAATTGGTTATCAGGTACTTGAGGATGTTCACGGTGTCCGGGCCGACGCTCGACTGAAACGTCACGTAGAGATCATCGCTCCAGCCCTGATCGGTGATGGTGCTCAAGGGTTTGTTGACGACGATCTCAATGGCCGTTACGGACCCGTAGGTCTGGCTCGTGACCGTATACAAGTCGGTCGGCACATCCACCAGCCGCCGCTCGCCAGTGAGTTGCTTGTAGGCTTTCACCGCCAAGACCGTGCCGGGCACGATGGAGGCGATGTAGGTAATCGGCTCGTCGCTGGCAATCGTCACCGACGCGCCGGGATCGACCCAGAAGTGCTGGGCCACCGGCTCGGTGTCCATCTGACTCACGGTGGCATTGGTGTTGGTAATCACCGCCCCCTGGTCGATGATCTTGTTTCCCTTGGGGAACCCATCGCCACAGCCGTTAGGGACCTCGTCCTCATAGCGATAGTAGCTGATCTGCGTCGGTTCCAGGCAGATGGCCGGCTCCTCGGTCTTCTCGGCATACGCATCAGCGGCCGTGGCGTCGTCCGCCGGATGTTGGCGGCTCTGGACGTGGAACAACTCGCCCTCGAAATGCCCGGTGAACAGTCCGCCATTGATGTTGAGCGTCAGGGTCCGCCCCTGGGGAAAATCCTCGCCGCCCAGGATGCGGATGGGATTCTCGCCCTCTCCTTGGGCATTGGCCTCGGCGATCTGCTGCTGCCGGCGGGCCAGGGCGCAGGCCCGCTGCTTGTCCCGCCGCCCCACCGCCTCACGGATTTGCGCGTTGAGCGAGTCGATCTGCTTCTGAAGCTCGGCCGCCTTGGCAGCGTCCACCGGCGGGTGCCAATGCGGTGCCCAGCACTCCTTCACTTTCTGAAGGTGGTTGATCTGAATGAGCATTTGCAGCAGGCTCATGGTATGCTGCGAGTCGTCGGCCCCGTCCGACATCGACGCCCAAAGGTCCATGCCGCTGAGGATGCCCGCGCTGGTGAGCGTCGTGCCCGTGACCGCCTTGTTGACCTGGAGCGTTGGGCAATTGACGACCTTGCCGAAGATCATCGGCCACGCCTTGCCCACCATGTCCGCCGGTAGATAAGGAAACTGGCCCTCTTCCGCGCTGAAGCCGATCTCCTTGTCTTCAAGTTGCGAGAGGATCGAGAACTTGACCGTGCGGTCCCGCTCGCTCCAAGTAATGGGCGAACTGACCTTGCCGCTGAAGAGCAGGAACTTGTCGGACAGCGCCAGGCCGGTGAAATACTGATACACCCGCGCCGTCCGTTTGTGAATGTCATGGGCGTCGAAGATGGCCTTGATGGTGCCGTCCGTATCGTCCAGCGTGACGGCCAATTCCTGCGAGCCGCTGTTGTTGCTCACGTTGACGACGTTATCCAGGTCGCCAACCTCCACGATCCGGCCGGGAATCGTTCCTATGGTGCGGTCGGCGTATCGCGCGGTGCTCCCGTCAACCCAATCCACCTCGATGATGGTGATGGGTTCGGTGCCGTAGCGGGTCGCCAGTTTCGCCAATCCGGCTGCGGAGATGTTCCTCACTGCTCGACTCCCTCAAATTCCAATTCGATCATCTGGGCCTCGCCGCGCGGCATGGGCGCAATCGCCGGCCCGGCCTTCTGGGCAGTGTCAAACTCGAACGGATTGTTCGTGAAATTGCCGACCCACATCCGCCCGTTGTGGTCAACGACGCGCACCGGCGAGGCGAAGTAGGCGAAGAGAAAGGCCCGCAATTCGAGGCCCTTGTTCCGCATGAGGCGGAAGGACCACTTCAGCTTCCGCCGGTCGCCCTTGCGCTTGACGTAGGTGTAGCGCGTGCCGTCCATCGCCGTCTTGCGGGTCACGGTCGCCGTCAAGCTCTCCTGGTCGCTGAATTGCGGATTGGGCAAGAGCGTCGTGGTCTGCAAGAGCGGATAAGGGGCTTGAAGCGTGAACATGGGCTTGTCCTCGCCAGAGGTGTTATGCCGGAACCAACTCACCCTCGAACTCGAAGCTGGCCGAGAAGCTGGCCCGGCCGTCCTGGACCATAGGGTCGGTTGGCGTGGTAATCACGCCAGTCCAATAGCGATGCTCCCAGTCGTACACGCCTACTTCCTCGCCCAGATGGGCGTCCAGGAAGGTGAGCAATGCTTGGGCCTGGTCGCGAGTGAGGCCGGAGAAGTTCAGAACGAGGGTCTGAATCTTCGGCCAGATCGGATCGGCGAAGACGATCAGCGTGCCGCCGCGAGTCTCCCGCAAGACGCGGTTGAAGCCGAGCCGATCCTTGTTGCCGAAATTGGGCGTTCGCAGCGTCACCGAATCGGTGACGCTGCCCGTCGCCGGATAGACCAACTGGAACGCGACCGTGACGCCAGGACGCGGACCCTCAAGGACCGGCGGCGGGGGCGTTGGCGCATTCGGTGCCCCTGCTCCGACAAACGGGTGATACCGCTGAAGGACGCCGGCCGAAACCAGATAGTACGTCGCCGACTGGCGCAGATCGAGCGCCGAGTCCGCGTCGCGCGGGCCGGTCCAAACAGCCGCCGCTTCGGCCGCCAACTCCAACGCCGACCTGGCCGGCTTGCACTTATCAATCGTGGCAGTCTGCGTGAACGCCAACCAATGGCCTACGTCCCCGGTCCTGTTGGGCCGGACTTCGCCCAGCAGTTCCAAGACGCTTTCGGCCGCGACGTTGATGGCGTTGGGCTTGACCTTGACGACCGAGGCCGATTGCCCGAGGGAGATCGACTGCTGGACCGCCAGCGGCAGCGGACGGGCAACCCTCGCGGCATCTTGCAGGCCCTCGATCCGCTCGACCATCGCGTCAAGCTCGGGATCGTACTCCTCAGTGACGGCCTGGAGCGGGGACTCGGCCGACAAGTACCACGGCCGGGCCGTCAGTTCCGTCTGCGCTAATGCCAGGGGGCTTTCGGCAGCCACCTTCCGCACGACGACGACGGATGCCTCGTGCCACAGGTTCCATAGTTCGTCCCAGGCCCCTGCCGGCCGCGCGACCGAACAGGCCGCCGCCGTGTCCGGGCTGATCGTCGATTCAGCGCTGACCGGCGTGGGGACGACGTGAACGCACGTCGCCGCAGTTGTCTGGTCAAGCACGCTCGTGGCAGCAGCGGTCACGATGTTGTTGCGCCCGGCCGCCACGGTCAGGCTGATCGCGGACTCGGCCGCCACGTCGATAACAGCCGGCAAGACGCGCGCCGCTTCGACGGAGATCGCCAGCACGCTCTCGGCTGCTACCGCCCGTGCGACGGTGAAGTCCGCCGTGGTCCCCAGGCTGATCGCGGACTCAGCGCTGCCGCTGAGCAGGTTATTGCGGGTCGCCGCATCCACCAGGGCCAGCGTGCTCTCGGCCGTCGCCGCTCGTGCAACTGTGAAGTCGGCCGCCACGTCCAAGACAAGCGTGGACTCTGCCGCCGCCTCAATAAGTTCGCCCCCGATGTTAGCTGCCGCATCCACGAGCGCCAGCGTGCTCTCGGCTGCCACCGCTCGCGCGGCGGTGAAGTCCGCTGCCATGTCCAAGCTGATCGCGGATTCGGCCTCTCCGCTGAGCAAATTGTTGCGCCCGGCGGAATCCAGCAGCGCCAACGCGCTCTCAGCCGCCGCCGCCCGCGCGACCGAGAACTCCGCCACCGTGTTCAGGCTGACCGCCGATTCGGCAGCCCCGCTCAAAAGATCGTTGCGCCCGGCGACATCCGACAGGACAAGCGCGCTAGAGGCGGCACAGGCCCGCACGACGCCGGCCACCGCCGCCTCGGCCGTCAGCGACAAGTCACTCTGGGCACTGGCATAGACGATGTTGGCCCCGCCGCCACCCTCTTGCTCGCCGAGGGCAGGCCGCATGTTGCCCAGCAGCGAATTGAGCGTGCCAAGTTGACCCGTGCGGTCGCCGGTCTCCGGCCGCGCCTCCTCGGCACCAGCAAACGCCGGCTGCACAACGCCAAGCTGAGCGTCTCGCCCGCCCCACGCCCAGGCCGGAGACAGGTGAGGTGCGAACGTCGGCGCGGGGTCCGCCGTCTGCGCGATCGCCAGCACGCTCTCGGCCGACAGGTGAATGACGCCAGGACTAAGCAGCCCGCCGAGGCCGGGGACCAGATCGCCCAGTTGCCCGCCGAGCCGGCCGCTTTGGGTAGTAATCGCCGGCAGCGGCACGTCTGCGCCGGAAAAAGCCAGTTGGGTGTCGCCCAGCCGGGAGTCTTGACCGCCCAAGGCCCAGATGGGGGACTCGTGAGCCACATACTCCGGCTCACAAGCCGTCGTCTGCGCAGCGGCAAGCACGCTCTCGGCCGAGAGGTGAATGACGCTTGCGCCAATCACCCCGCCGAGGGCGAGAACCATGTCTCCCAACTGCTCGCCGAGCCGGCCGCTCTCCGTCGTGACCGAGGGCGGCGACGGGTCCGCACCAGCAAATGCCGGTTGCAGATTCGCCAGTTGGGAATCGACGGTGCCCAGCTTGCCGGTCTGCGCCATCGCTTAGCTCTCTTCCCAGTGAACCAAGGTCATGGAAATCTTCTGGACATTGTTCGTCGGGTCGATGAAGATGCCCAACTGGTTGGGTCCGGCATAAGAAGTCATTCCCTCGTCGTCCACCCTGATCCAGTTCACGCCATCGGCCGAATGATAGAAACGCTTGTTGTACCCGGTCCATTCGTACCGAACCCAGAAGAGCCGTTGCGAGTAATAGGCTTTCCCATCCTCTGTCGGGGTCGATTGAAGCACGGTCGGAGAAGTGTAATACCGCTCGTGAAAAACCATCTGATTGCCAGCGCCACTTGACGGCCGGGTGCCGAAGGTCCAGAAGTGCCCGTCATAGGATGCGTCCCCGCCCACCTGCCTGGCACAGACGCCCATGCAGGGGACATCGTTTGCTAGCCCATTCCACAGAAAGGCCGCTGTGACCCCGTTGACCACGCCTACTGGCCGGACGAGCAAACGAATCTGCGGAGCGGTGGTATCAAGATCGGGGTCTTCGAGCACCAACGCGCTGCCGGTGTACGTCACCGTGGCGTTGCCCTGGTTGACCCACGACCAGCCGGTCTGGGGTGGCGCTTTGAGCCGCCGGTACGGCCCGTACTTGTGCCAAGCCGCCCCGTCGTCGTACTCCAGGAACAGCCCGTCCGTGGGCAGGAAGAGTCGTCCTTTGACGCCAGCCGCAGGCTTGTTGTCGTAGATGTCGGAGATGAAGCGGTTGGCGACCCGCGCGTCCAGGCTGCCTTTGGTCAAGAGGTGAATGACGCTCGCGCCGCTGGCGTGCGTGGCCGCCGTAGTGCCCTCGGTCCCGCGCGTGATGATGAAGGTATTGCCTGCAACGCTAGTGACAATGAGGATTTCACTGTCGATCTTGATGCGAAAGTTCCCGGTGTCCGGGAACGCCGTGGCATCAATGACCGTGCAACTCGTGGCGGTCACGCTGGTAATGGCGGCCGACAGCGTGGTAACGGCCTGATTGGCGAAGGTTTCCATTAGTATTGCTTCCAGTGAAGAAAGGTGACGCCCGTGTCCACGTAGCCGCTGGCACCGCCGCCGGGATAGCCGTTCGTCCATATCCCGATCTGATTGGGAGTCAGGTGGTCGGTTCGGACGACGCTGACCATCTGCGTCCAGGTATAGCCGTCCACGGAGACCGAAATCTTGCGGTTCGTGTTGTCGTCTTCGTACTTGACCCAGATCAGGTTCGACTCGGGCAGGTGAAGGGAACCCGAATTTGGCCAGCCCGTCATGCCGTTGAAACTCGCCGTAGGACTGTCAAGTCGGTAGCCGCAAATCTCCATGTAGGCACTCGTCACCCCGTAAACTTGGAGCTTACCGCTGGACGAGTCCCGGATGCCGATGCCTCCCGTTCCGCTGCCGGTATTAGGAAACACACAGGGAATGAACGCCGCCTCTACGGTGAACGGTGGGGTGGGATAATCCTTCACCCGCATACGGACTTGGGTATTGCTGGTATAAGGGGCGTAGAGCCAGACCGCCCCCTTGTTGTCCGCAATAGTCGCGGTCCCCTGGTTCACCCAAGTCGGGAAGTCGGAGGCTTGCGGCGGAGTCATGGGCCACAAAGGGCCAAACCTCTCCCAGATCGAGCCATTGTCGCGCTCGAAGAAGATGCCATCGGTCGGCAGGAAGATGCGCCCCGGCACGCCGGCCGCCGGCTTGCTGGCGCAGGCGTCGTAGGCCGCCAAGTCGTCCTGGTCGTGGGCGTCCAGTGCCCCGACCGTCAAGACGTGGCGAACAGCGGCGGCGTTGTCGTGGGCCGTAGGATTGGTCCCCTCCTGGCCTCGCACGACCGTCAGGTCTAGGCCGCTCACGGCCGTGACCTTCACAATCTCGCTGTCGATCAGGATACGGAAGTTACCGCCCGTGAAGCCCATCGCACTGACCACCGTAATCGTTTCAACGGTATCGTTGATGGCTCCGTTGAGCGTGGTGCTGGCGAGGTTCTTGAATTGCTCCGCCATTATGCTTCCCTCCAATGCAAGAACGAAATGACGCGCGCCGCGAGGGTGTTCTTCCAGCTATTGGCGAACACCCCGACCTGATCGGCCGTGAGATACACGGTGCGGCCCTGCGTAGCTTGGACGGGCTGGAACGTAATCCCGTCCGCCGAGATTTTCACCATCCGGTTCGTGCCGTCGTCAGAGAAACGAATCCAGAACGGCCAACTCCACGGCGCGGTGTAGACGAACTGGTTGGTGGGTGTCGTGGGGTTCGCCCATTGAGTGTAGAAGAAGCCCTGCGGATAGTTCTGCGTGCCAAAGCCGTAGGTGAGCAGCTTGCCCGAACCGCTCTCGCGCCAGCAGATGCCGAACTGCGAAACATTCGTCGTGGTGTAGCCCGGACTCTGGGCCAGCATGGCGACGGTAATCTCATAGGGAGTCGCCGGCGCGGACTTGACGAGGCACCGGATGTTCTCGCCCGACGCCACACTCGGGGTCGAGAGGACCATCATGCCCTTCGTGTCGGCTACCGTGGCACTGCCCTGGTTGATCCAGGTGAAGTCGCCGCTGGCTGGAGGCGTCATGCGCCAGTAAGGCATCATGTCCCAGGCCATGCCGTTGTCTTGACCGACAAGGCCCTCGGTCGGCAGATAGAGCCGTCCTGCCTGCCCAGCCGCATCGCGGTTGGCGATCGCGCCGCTGGCGAACTGCTCGATGTCTCGCTGCGCCAAGGCACCAGCGGTCAGGACATGAAAGACAGCGGCGTCGGCATCGTGGCTGGCGGCGCTGGTCCCCTCTTGCGCCCGCGTGACGGTGAAGGTCTTGCCTTGCACGTCCGTGACCAGCATGATCTCGTTGTCGATGATGATGCGGAAGTTGCCGCCGGTGGGGAATCCGACAGCCGACTTCACCGTCAAGGCGAGATCATCGTTGTCGATGGCGGCGTCCAGCGAAGAGAGGCCGCCGTTTGTGAATCGTTCGTAGGCCATCGTGATTCCTCACAGAGAAAGGGCGAAGAAAGGCCGAGCGGGGCTTCTTAGCGAAGACCCCGCCCGACCTGTGGCGAGGGAGTCCCGTTACGCGCTGACGGTGTACGTCACCTTCAACTGGTCCTCGGCGTTGACCGGCACGTCGCCGGTGCCAAACAGGGCGGTGGCCCAGAGCACGGCCCCGGCCGCTTGATAGTCGCCCTTGTTCTGGGCGTTGGCAGCCCCGCCCACTAGGAACAGACCCTTGACCGTCCCGCTGTCGGTGATGTCGAAAACCACGGGGCCGCCGTTGGTGATCGCCTGGCCGGAGGCCGCGCCTTCCGTCCACTCGGGCCGGGTACTGGCGCTGCCGGCGTTGGCCGGGTCCGTGTAGTCGGTGAACTCGTCCCAGCCGTTGCCGGCCTGGTCGATGTTGGCGTAGGTGTCCCCAGCAGCCAGCGCGCTGTAGCCGCTGTTGTCGATCAGGCCCAGCCACCAGGTTGTGATGGCCGAGACGCCGTGGAACATCACGTCCAAGAGCTTGTTCTTGCCCTCGTTGGCGATCCCGTTGGGGAACTCGTAGTGGCCGATCTTTTCTCCCTTGCGGAAATGCTCGACCACGAACCGGCCGCGCGGCTGCAATTGATCTTCGCTCTTGCGGGTGCGGACCATGCTGCAACCCGCGTTCTGGCCAACACTCATTCGACTGATGCTCATGGGTTTTCCTCTCTTCTTCACAAAAGGGGTTACAGGGTCGCCGTGCCGCGCCGCAATTCGCGTCGAATCTCGGCGGCGATTTCCCGAGCCGTTTGGCGGCTCGATCCGCCGCCGGTTACGTTCACGTTGATGTCACCGATGTTGGTGACGCTGCCGCCTTCGCTGCGGTAGACCGGCTGCACGCCGGCATTGATGGCGGTCAGTTGTGCGGCGAACCGCCGCGCCGAGGCGGCGTTAATCACCACCTCGCCCGGCGAGAGCATCGCCGGAATCACGTCTGTGCCCTGGGCCGGGCCGCCAAGGGACAAGAAGTTCCACGCGATCCGGCCCTTGGCAGCGGTCAGGGCCGATGGCGGGGCTTGCACGCTCCACGAGGCGGCAGCCAAGTCCCACATAGCCGTGGCTGCCGATTGGATGTCGCCGACCAGGCCCGCCATGCTCGGGATTGCGCTTAGTGACGTTTGTGCCGCCTTCGCGCCTTCACCCATCTCGGTCGCCGCCTGGGGCTTCAACTTGTCGATCAATTCCTTGAGGCGGTCGGCCTCTTGCCGAGCTTTCAGCAACTCCGCCTCCACGTCGCGGGTCTGACCCTGCGGCGTCTGCAACCTCTTCATCGCCTCCGTCTGCTCGGCCAGGAACTTTAAGTTGGCCATCTGGTTCGTGATGAAGGTTTGGTCCCATCCCGTCACAGTGGGCATGGCCATCGCGGCGGTGGCCTTCTTCTGCAATTCCTCAAACTCTTTCAGGCCAAAACCTTTGCCGCCAGTCTCGGACAACTGCCGGAACTGCCCGACCAACTCCGCCAGGGCCTTCGTCTCCTTCTGGATGTCCCCGCCGCCGAGGATCGCGCCTTTGGCCTTGGCCGCCGCTTGCATCAAGAAGGTCGAAGTCTCCTCCATGCCTTCCTGGTAGATTGCGTTGTTCGCGCCCAGGGCACCCACGGCCGCCTTCTGCCGAGTCGTGGCCTCCGTAAGCGCGATCTGCTCGGTCGTGAGCTTCTTGACCAGTTCCGTCTGCTTCTGGAAGGCAGCGTTCTGCTGCGCGAGGTACGCCTCCTTGTCGGGCAAAGGCATTTCCGCCAACAGTCTCTTGGCAAGGTCGGGGGAGGCGACGGGCAGCAGGACGGAGACATCCACCGGCTTCAGGCCCGCCTCGATCTGGCTGCGCAAGTCGTCAATCGCATTCGGCGCAGCCAAGAGCTTCTGGACCTCTGCCTCCGAGACGCCACCCTCCAAGGCCGTCTTGACCCGTTGGCTGAGGGCGTCGAACTTCAGCATCTCGTCCAGGCTGAGATCAGCCGTGCCGTCCATCCATTCCTTCTTGAAGGAAGCCATCTTCTGCTTCAAGTCTTCCGACATGGCGGCCGTCTTCTTGGGGTCCACCGGACCACGCTTATCGAACAGGTCCAGGTCCGTGAGGATACCCTTCATCAAGACCTTCATCCGGTCCACGCGCTCTTGCTCTTTGGCCGCCGCTTGGGCCGCCGCCGAGGCGCGGGAATCGCTGTTGCGCTGAAGTTCCTTTTCCGCGTCGATCTCCTTGCGAATAATCGACTCCACGGTGTTCGCGGCGTCTTTCCGCAGCCACTCGTTCTCCGTCCCCTTGGCGATCTGCTCGGCTTCCTGGGCGTAGGCCGTCGCCCGCTGGAAGATCGCCTGGGCCGTCCGCTCCTGGTCCGGGGTCTCGGCCTTGGCCAAGAGGCCCGCAGCTTGCTGCGCTAGTTCGAGCGCACGCCGGCCGTACATATCCGACGTGACTTCGGGCTTCTTGTAGTAGCTGTCGTACTTCTGCCGCTCTTCGAGTCGTCGCTTGAAGAGCAGGTCGTCCAGCTTGGCTTGCGAGTCCGCCTGACGCTTCACGGAGTCTTCGGCCGCCTTGTTGGCGTCCTGGGCGGCCGCGCGGAACTGCTGCACGACCTTTTCGCGGGCCGAGATCATCGCCTGCATCGTGGTCCGCGACGAGACAACCAACTGCTCATTGGTCTTCCGCGCCTGGTCCACCTGGGCGTTGTACGCCTTGCGGACCTCTGCCGTGTACTGTTCCAGGCGGCGGCCGGCTTCGTCGTAGACCTTCATCTCGGCGTCCAGCCGCTCTTGGGCGGCCTTCCTCTGCGCCAGTACCGTCTCCTCGACCTTCGCACGGAAGTTCGCGTTGGCATTGTCAAGCATCGACGCCATGCGCTGATCGAGGAATTCGGTAGTCCACACCGCCATGCTCAGCGGCGCAACGACGTTGTTGAAAAGGACGCCTCCGAGGCCGGTGAATCCCGCCAGCTTGGCGCGGAGCGAGAACGCCGCCAGCGCCCCGCCGGCAATCGCCAGCGGCTCGGCCAACTGGCTTGCCGTCATCGCAATGCCTTTTAGCGCGGCGGCCAATCCTTCCGCCCCGCCCGCCGTCTTCAAGAGGGTGCTAAGGAACTTGACCAGTTCCGGTCCCACCTCCGTGGCCAAAGAGACCTTGAACTTGTTCAACTCCGCCATGTACTGCTGGGCGTCGGTGGAGGTGAACGTCTTGAAGACCTCGTTGAAGCTGTCCGTGAGCGTGCCATCGGTCATTTTCTTCATGGCCTCGGCCGCTTGTTCCGCGCCCGAGCCGGTCAATCGCAATTCGGCGTTCAAGGCGCGGATGTTGCGGAACATCTTGGCGGTGGCCGCCACGTCTTCGTTCGCGCTCTCCCGCAGGGCTAGGAACGCCCCTTGGAGGCCCAGGGCATGAATCATCTGCTGGCCCGTCTCGTAGCCCAGGGCGCGCAACTCCTTCTTCAAGTCTTCGGAGGGCTTGATAAGGGCTGCCATCGCCGACCGGAAGCTGGTCGCCGCCTCGGGGACGCGCATCGAACCGATGGTCAAGGCGACCATCGAGGAATTGACTTCATCCAGGTTGACGCCCAACTCGCTGGCAATCGGCACGAGGCGGCCAATCACCGGCGTCAACTCGGCACCACGGGTGCGGCCCAACTCGATGGTCTTAAAGAACTTGGCGGCCACCGTCTCGGCCTGGTTGGATGCCATGCCGTAGCCGTTGAGTGTGCCCGTAATCAGGAGCACGGCCTCATTCAAGTCCATGACGCCGACCTTAGCCAGCTTGGCGGAGGCCGTCATAATGTCCGCACGTTGCTGCGCCGAGGTAAACTGGTTGGACAGCGTTTGATACACCGCCTCGGCCACGTCGGGCAGCGGGAAGTTGAACTGCCGCGAGATGTCGGCGACTTCCTTGCTCAACCCCTGGAAGCTCTGGTCGATCCTCGGGGCAATGGTCTGGATTTCCGAGATTTTCGTGGAGAACTTCAGCGCCTCGTCCACCGATTCACGGAGCAGATTCCGAATCTGGCTCAAGACGCGGACGATGGCCTGGGTCATTACCACCCGCGTCAGGGTCTCCCAAGTGACGGTCCACGCCTTGGTCTTCTCAGCGGCTTCTTTCGCCGCGCCGCCGGCATCCGAGCCGGCATTCTTGCCCTTTGCTCCCGCCTCCCGCATCTTATTTCCAGCCTCGGCCGCCGTGTTGCCAAGCTGATCCATCGTCTGGTTGGCCTTCTGGACCTCCTCTGCCACGCCGGGCGGCAGCCAGAACTTCGAGGTGGGCGCAGCGGTCGGGGCAGCCGGCGTTGCCGGCCCGTTGCCCATCTTCGCCAACGAATTGGCCAGCCGCGAGGCGGCCGAGGCCATGTCCTTCATCCGGTTCAGCGCGCCCTCCGCCTGGCTGTTCCAAGCGTTCATCCGCTCGCCGAACGTCTGGAAGGCCGTGCCCGAGGATTGCAGCGCGGAGTCCAATCGCTGAAGCTGCTTGAGAGCATCCTCGACGCTGAAACCGAGTTTATTGACAATGGTTTCGTCAGCCATTGAAACACCTTGCTAAGACTTCACGCGCACAACACGCACATGAGGCTTGACCTTGGGAAGGTCCACGTTCTCCGCAAACCGTAAGAAGGCGTTGGCACCCACGACTTGGAAGTTGTAGGGACCGGGTTCAATCAGACGATGAAAGAGGGTCGGGTCCGGCTCGACGTTGGCGTTGTGGTACTCGTTCCAGATCAACCACGGCAGCGTCGTCGTGTAGCTGAACGTGTACTCGCCGGTGTCCTTGTCCGCCGTCAGCTTGCCGTCGCCCTGTGCCGTCCCCATCCAAGTCCGGTCGATCCGCTCGCCGGTTGCGGTCGCCGCCGGCGCGACGGGCAGACCGTAGCCGATCTGCTGGGCGAGCTTCACGAAGGTCGCCCGCGATGCCCCGCTCCACACCGGAATCTCCCCCAAGACCGCTTCCAGCCATTCCGTGAGCGCCTGGGCAATCGCGTGCTTCATGTGCCCATCGAGGGCATTACGGTAGGCCGCCACGTCGATGCGCGGAATGGAGAACTGGGCCGTGAACTTCATGGTCAGGAACCTTCCCCTTTCGCCGGCCGGGCCGCCGCGAAGGGCATCCTTGCCCCGGCCAGTTGAGCCTCCCGCTCGGCTTCGTCGTAACCTCGCAGTTGGTCAAAGGCGACGATCAAAGCCTGGGTCTCAACGCCGCACTCGTCCCAAGACGGCTTGACGCCCGGCGGCCGGATGCCTAGCCGTTCGCAGGCTCGCCAGACGGCGAACTCGGCGGTGCGATAAGGGGCGAAGAGAACTCTTCGGGCATCGGTCCCTGACCACGCAGAAAAACCTCGCGCGCCCGTTGCAGCTTGGCGTCGTCCAGGGCGTTCGCCTCCAGGACCAGGGCCAGCACGCGATTGCACTCCACCTGGGTCAGGCCGGCGCTCTTCAAGTCTTCTTCCCACTTGGCCCAGGTGCGGGGATCGCTCTCCTTGACGGTATCCCACTCGATTTCGGACGGGGCCAACGACTTGACGACCATGTAGCCCAGCCGCTTCTTGGCCCACTCACTGAGCACTTGCTGATAGGTGGGATCGGTGAGGTTGGGAATCCATCCGTCCTTGGTGAACTTGCCCGGCGGCTTGGGGTTCGGGCACACGGCCTCGAACTCCGCCATGTCGGGCAAGCCCTTGGCGCGGAAGATAATCTCGCTCTCGCCGCGCGGCAGCACGAGGAGCACCTCGTTGGAAAGCGATTTGGGGTCGATACCGGCAATCTTCATGTTGTTCCCTCGCTAAAAGGAATGAGAGAGTTGCGGTGCCGGCACCGCTGCCGGCACCGCATATCTGGTCTTCTTGAGAAAGAGGCCAGAGAAACCGGCCTCAGAGGGCCGGGGAATTGTCACTACTACGCCGTCTCACGCGCGACGATGGGTTCCGTGGCCTTGCACTTGCCCGTAATCGAGATCGTGGACTCCTTGTAGTTGATCTCCCGTTGCTCCGAGCGGAAGTCGGGGAAGGTCACGCGCTCAAGCTGGGCCGTGCCACAGGGCGGCGTGTGCAGAACCACCACGTCCACGCAGTACGGCTCGCACAGGTCGCTCGACGCGCTCACCCACTCGTCCGCCCCGCCGATGCCCTTCAGGGCGTCCATCGGGCTGACCGGCTCGCTCGTGCCCTGGGTGATGTGCTCGAAGACGGCCTCCAGCTTCACGTCCATCGGCACTTCGTCGCCTTCCTTCACCGTGTCCAAGTCGCCCCGGTCCTTGAGGTACTCGTACTCGTTGTGCTCGGTGTAGGTGATGTTTCCTTCCCCGATCTTGATTTCGAGATTCTGGGGATAGAACGTCACCACCGCGCCGTCCGCATACGTGCCCGCGCCGAGGGCCGGCGCGAACTCGATGTTGGTCGTCGGGCCGGCGTCGGCCGGGGTGCGGGCCGTGACGGTGTGGTACACGGGGGTCGTCTCGCCCACAATCTTGAAACGCGCCCCCACGGGCACCTTATCGGTGTCGGCCGTGTTCAGGACAATCGTGTCGATGTCAAAGTCGGTGTCGGTCGCTTCGGGCGGGGTGACGGATTCGTTGACCGCCGCCGTGCCCGCGAGGCCGTCCTGCAAAATGACATCGCAGTCTCGCAATTCGATGCGTGCCATGTTCGGTTTCTCCGTTTACTTAGTTGGTGGAAATCTCCATGCGGTAGCGAGCGTCTACCATTGACTGTTTCAGGCGGTCGGTCGAATTGATCTGGCCGAAGTGCATCACGCGGATGGCGTCACTGCGGCCCTGGATCGGCGAGAGGCAGCCGACAAGAACATGCTCGTCGTCGTCCGCCCCGCTTCCGTACTTGTAGACGGCGATGCTGGCGTCCATTGCCTCCTGGAATACGCCCGTCTTCTGAATGATGGCGTATTGGTTCTTCTGCTCTTCGTAGCGGCTCACGAACAGGACGTTCGCCACGACTTCGATCTGATACCAGTCGTGGCTCACTTCCCTGGTGAACGGCCCCGTGATGCGGACCTCGCACCGATCCGTGGCGCTCATAAACTCCGTGGTCCGCTCGTCCAAGCCTTCGATCAGGACGGGAAGCTGCTGGCCTTCGGCCACTTGCTTCAAGTAGGTGGCTACGGAGGCGAACACCCAGCGCGCCCAGTTGGGATTGGCGGGCATGACTACACCTCCCCCTCGGCTTGAGCGGCAAGCGTCAAGGAATTGTCGGCTTCCATCACCGTCGCCCCGCCGCCAATCGACTCGCCCACCAGTTCCTTGCCGTGGATGATGTAGGCTGCATCGAACTCGTACTCCTCGAAGTTCTCGATGGCGTACTTGCGACCGTGGTAGGCGAGCCAATCGCTTTGCTTCAAGACCAGGTTGGGGCAGTCGCGGCGCTCGACGATGAACAGCCGTTTGCCCGCCTCGTATCCGCCGCCCGTGACCATCTGCTTGTTCGCGGAGATCAGCGAGATCGACTGCTTCACTTCGCGGCTAATGGTCTCGGGCAGGACGACGGCCCGCTGAATCCGGGTCGCCGTCTTGGTCCGGGTCGTTTCGCCGGTCTTCGTATCCGTAGTCACCGAGCCATTCTGGTAAATAGTGACCGTGCCGCCGTATTGACGCTTCAGCGCATAGAGCACGCGCCGAATCTGCTGATTCAATCCGTGGTTGGCAGGATACGTCATGGGCATCACGATTCACTCTAGGGCCTTCTCCAGCCGCTCCATCATCAAGGTGTTCTGGGCGATTACGTCCGCACACCGTTCGACGAGCGGCATCAGCACGCTGCGCTGCTCGTCTTCGAGCTTCACGATCCGTTTGTTCATGCGACATTCCCGGACCCAGCTTTGCCAGAGAAGAATGGCAGTCACCAGGACCAACGGCCCGTACTGTTTCAAGAGGGCAATCGCATCGGCAAACGTGTCGGCTTGGGCAAAGAGCAATTCCATGAGGCATCTCCGGCAAGCCCGCAGGGCAGTTGATGGTAGAGGGGCCGCCCGACCCGGTGTTGACCGGGCCGGGCGACCTTTGACTCGCTCGACGGAGATCACCCTTAGCCGAGCACGGGAACCAGGAGGCCGCTGTTCAGCACCGCCACACCCGCGAGGATGTCGCAGTTGACGATCAGGCCGCCCGCGTTGATGTCGTACTGGGCCAAAACCCGCATGGTGATGCCGTTGTAGGCGGCGTGTCCGGCCATGACACCCGCGCGGGTGTCCGGCAGGGCCAAGGGGCGGGTGACGAGGGCCAGGGCGTCCCGGTGGAAGGCCAGATTCATCGCGCCATAGGGGCCGGGGAACGCATCGGCACCGTTGCCCACGGCGGCCACCAGCGGCCGATCCAGGTAGACGGTACAGGAGGTGCCGCTCCCCTCGGACTCGATCACTGTGTAGGTGTGCCGCGTGGCGGGGGTCGCGCCGAAGGCGAGCAACTGGCCGACCTGCGGGGCCTTCCCCTCGGTGACGGTCATGGCAATGCCCTCGCTGTAGCCGGCCGCGTAAGCGGCAGCGGTCACGCACTTCACCCAGCGCGTGGCCACGGCGTTGTCCAGCGTGGCGTACTTGAGGGGTTCGTTGAGGACGATGGCATCCGCGTCCGAACCCGTCACTGCCCAAGTGGGCTGGTCGTTGCCGGCCACGACCACAAACTCACCGACCGTGGGAGCCAAGACGCTCGCCAGATCGCCCGTCGCGCCCGCCGCATACGGCTCCGTGACCGGATCGCTGTCGGTGTCCGACCCGGACAGGACGCAGTTGACGTTCTGGTCCATGTAGGTGTCGAAGCCGAGGATGCGGCCAAGAATCGCGTTCTCCAGTGCCGAGCCACCGTCGCCGCGCTCGTTGGCCTTGACGAACAGGTCGGTCTTGAGCATGGCCGTCTCGCTCGTCGGGGCCATGACCAGCTTGCGGCCGTCCACGGGGGCCTTGTTGATGTTCAGCCGCTCGCGGGCATCCAGCACGTAGTCCTTGGCCGTGCTGGGCGAAAGCCCGCCCAGCTTGCCCACGCGGTCGGCCGGTGCGCCGAGGTAGGCGTGGACTTGGCCCAACAGGGCGCGATCGACGCCAAGGGCGATGGTTTGCATCGCGGGCTGGAGATAGATTTGGCTCAACTCCTTGAAGGACTTGCTCCCCTCGCCGTCGCGGATCACGAAGGACGAGTAGAGCCACTGATTCAACGGCACTTGCACATTGGTGGCCACGGCGTCCTGCTGCACCAGGGTGGTGCCGTCCTTCTTGCGGCGAATCTTGAACTCGCCGGGGCGGCGGGTGTTGACCACATCGCCGAACTTGGCGATCTGGTCCTCGAAGTCCCTGTGGACCATGTTGGCCATCACCAGATTGGCTTCCAACATGCGCAGGCCCTCGTCCGCCCACAACTCGGGGATGAAGGCATCCAGTTGGTTTTCGTAGCAAGCCGTGAACGGCCGGCTGAGGTACAAACGGTTCATCGCAACTCTCCGAAGTTTCTCGTGTGACCTCTGCGCGCCGCGCCTCGTCACCATGACGCGCGCCGGCTCCGAGCAGAGCTTTGGTTTGCCGACCCCCGAACGGCTAGCGGCTCTTCTTAGGCAAAGGGTCGAGTCCGAGCCATTCAGGGTGGTTGGCCCGAATCTCGCGGAACTGCTCTTGCGTCAGCTTGCGAATTGCCGCCGCATCCAGTTTGCTGCCTTGACCCGGCGTGAGGCCGCCGGTAGCCGTTCCCGCGCCGATGCCCGAAACCACGCCGCTGCGGAAGAGATTGCCCCAGGTGTCGGGCGTGTCCTTCATCTTCTTTACGGCGTCGTCGGGCGTGTACGCCTTGGTCTCCACTTCGCCGGTCGCCGTATTGACGGCCTGCATCTCGACCATCGGCCGAAACTTGCCCATCAATTTGCCGGTCTTGGGGTCCGTCTCTTCCAACATCTTCGTCTGCCCGCGAAGCAGGGTGACGACTTGCGAGGGACTCCACGCCTCGTGCTTGACAGCGGCGTCTTGGAGCGCCCGCTCGATGGTGGAATCACGGAACAGCGTCTCAAAGAACGCTGCCTTCTTTTCTAACTCTTGCAGCTTACCGGCGTAGACCTCTTCGACCTGCTTCTTTTCCAGAAGAAGCTGTTCTTCCTTCGACCGCAGTTGGCCTTGCACCATTTCCAGGTTCGCTTGCAGGGCCTTCCGCTCTTGCTCGGTGAGACTCTGGCCAGCCAGCAGGTCTTGGTACTGTTTCTCGCTCTTCCTCAGCGCCTCTTCCAGCTTGCGCCGGTCGGCCGCCACGATGCGATTCACGTCTTCCTGGGTGAACGACTTGCCTGCGGCAGCGGCAGCGGCGGCAGCCTCGGCTGCGGCCTTCTCAGCGGCGGCCTTCGTAGCGTCATCCTCACCCTCGAAACAAGACAACCACGGACGCGCCAGGTACAGAGAGACGGACATGAAAACTTCCTTACACCCGGACAGGACTTGTGACAGACGATTCCGCGTAGCCCGGTTTCGCGGGTCTGACCCGGCAGTGGGCCGGTGAAAGGGAGCCAGGACACACGCCTAGCTCAGTCGCAATAACTTCAAGGTATCCGAGTCGCGCAGAAAAGGCTTCAACAATCGCCAGGCGACGGAACTCGGCACCAGGTTGATGATGTGCTCGATGGGCAGTTGCGACCGCTCATAGCTGGTCTTCACCGCCCCGTACCCCATCGAGTTGACGGCCAGGTTCTCCAATTCCAACTCAGGGTCTTTGCCATCCAACAGGGCATAAGCGATCTCGTAGGAAGCCACGCGGATCGCCTCGGGCACGTTCGTGTCGGCCCCGCGCGGAAACTCCAACGCCTGGGTCGCCACTGCTGCCCTAATCTGCTCTTGCGTAGCGGATGGGTTCGCCAGCAAGAGCGTATAAACGCTCGCCTTGTTGCCCTTGTAGCTCAAGGAGTCGATGATGCCCCGCGCCGCCACGAGCGCCTTCCGCCGGTCATTCGCCGAGGCGTTGGTCCACGCCGTTTCGTGGAGCCGGTTGGCGAAGTATGCGTCGGCCTCGTCCAGCGTGCCGTAGAAGGTGGCGTCGATTGCCATGAAACGCCTCCCTTAGCAGGCAATCCACGAGTAGCCCTGGTCCGCCGCCCCACCGACGACGTACAACTTGTTCAGGTCGTTCACGTAGATTGGCGGGCTTTGCTGGCTGGCGGACAGGATGAAGCCGTCGCCCGCCTCGGCGGCCGTGTGGCCGACCATGATGACGCTGGTATTGGCCCCGTTGGCGCGAAGCATGACGTGTTTCTTCACAGGCCAGCCGACCGCGTGGCCGCGCTCGTTGACCGTGATTGCGATGGCGTGCCCTTCCCCTTCCAGGTCCACGTCAACTGCCGTCATGGCGGCGATAAGTTGCCACCGCAGTGCGCCTGTGAAGTCCACGACCCACGCACCGGGATCGCCAGAGACAGCGACGTTGCCCGCACCGACGACCGCCGCCAAGGCCGCCTGCACGGCGGCAGCAGCCGCATCAAAAGCGATGGCGGCCGTTTCCACGCCCCCGACGCCCAGCTTGAAGGTGCCGGCCGTCACGTCGGTGAGCGTCACGGTCTGCCTCGCACTGGCGGAGCCGAGGCGCACCACGTCGGTGCCCACGGTGCCGCTGCCGGTGCGAAACTCCGGCCGGGACTCCTGCACAATGTCAACCAGCATGGGTCATTCTCCTGCGAAGCGGCCCTTGCCGCGCACACGCGGGGCCGTGGTGTCTTGCAGATCGGTACTGCGGCTGGCCGCCTTCTCGTCCCTCCCGGCGTTCGGGTTTGCGGACAGGTCTTTCAGACCCCGCGCCGCCGGGTCGCTGCCGCCCTTCGTGACGCCCTGGGACTCGGCGATCCGCTCGACGCGCGCCGCATGATCCTCGCGGGCCTTCTCGTATTCGTCGTCGTCGAACCCCAAGGCGATCGAGCCGGTCTTCTCGCCACAGAGGCCGCCAGCCACGGCCTGGATGATCGTCTCCGGGTCGCTCGTGGTGTAATTGGCGGTGTCGATCTCACGGTTGATCGCATTGAGATCATCCATACTGATCTTGCCGCCCAAGAGCGTCTGGACGATGCCCTTAGCCAGTTCGCGCTTGACCTTGCGGCCAGGCACCTTTGCCATCAGCTTCTCCAAGTCCTGCGCCTCCTTGATACGGTCGGCGTCCGACTTCAGGCTGTACCGTTCCGGGTACTTGATCGTCGCCACTTCACGCTTCGAGACGTTCCGCTGTTCATAGGCGGCCCAAAACTCGGCGATCTGCCGCTCAGCGCTTTCCAAGAGCAGCCCGATGTACGACAACCCCGCTTCGAGGCCCTGGTTGTCCATCGCTTTCGACTCAGCCGAGACCCGCACCGCCAGGCTCGACACGGCCAGGTTCACCAACTCGCGGATGTCCCGCTTGAGCCGGTCCTGCAATTCCAGACTTGCCCGCAGCGGCTCAGCCGAAGGATTGATGAAGGCTGGCGGATTCATCCCTTTGTCATAGGTGCGGCCATGCGTTGCACCGACTTTGATGCTCGCGTCCGCCGCGCCCTGGCCTCCGCTGGTGGCCGTACCGTCTTCTGTGGCGGCGTGCTTCAGGTGGGCACCGACCGCCCGCATGTCCTTTTGTTCGATGTAGAAGGGGAAGTTGGACCGCAAGGCGTAGTTCACGTCGCTGGAACCGAGGTTCAACAGCGCGATCTGCTGCTGGCACACGTCCTTTATCAAGCTGCCGCCGATGTCCAACATGACGAAGGGGATGCGATCCAGTTCCAACTGGATTTCGCCGCCGGGCAGACCGAACTGATCGACCGGCTCCTTCTTGATGTTGTAAAACTGCAACTGGACCTTGCCCGTGTGTGGGTCGATCCGCAGGTAGCGATAGCGCTGCACCGTAAGCGTCGGCAGCAACGTGGACTGGTCGTACTGCATCGTCGTGTCACGAAGCAGAATCGCCTGAAACTCGGACGGGGCATCAGGCTTCGAGCAGGTCCACGAAAGGATGTCTTCGATGTCGTATTTGTAGAGGTACGGCGCGGGCCGGCTGACGTTGGCCAAGGTCGCGCCGGCCGGGATCAACGGATGATCCACGAACACGCCCACCCGTCCCATGACCAGCAACTCGGTCAAGACCTTCACGCCCAGAAAGGCGTTCATGGTCGAGCCACGATGGTCCACGCCCAGGTTGTTGCCATTGACAGCGGCCTGGTAGACCTCGCTGCCGCCCTTGCGCATCACGTCCCGCAGGCGCTGGTAGATGGCGTTGCGAATGTCGTTGATGGCCGCCTTGGCAAACGCCGGCACCGGCGTGACGGCCTTACGGGTGGCAAAGTCCGCCTGATCTTCGCGGGTCGAAAACCGCTCCAAGTAGGAGTCACGAAAGCTGTCGCCGCCCTCGTAGGTCCACCGCCACTTTTCCCAATCCGTCATGCCGGAGAGGTAGCCGGGATGTCGGCTGTCGATCAGGCTGAGCGTTTGACTTTCGGCCATGACGAACCTCTCGCTAAGTGACCTTGCCGACGTTTTCCCCATTGCCACCAATCGGGGCCAGCGCCAGGCCGATGTCGGCGTAGCACAGGGAGTGCGCAAAGTGGTCGGCCCCCGTGTTCACGTACTCGGCGGCCAGATTGCCCGTGTCGTCCTTCTTGTAGGTGCGGACCAGGTTCTTGACGTGTTCCCGGTACTCGAATGAAATGTCGCGTGGCAAGAGGATACGGGGCGGCGTCGTCTTGAACCGCCCCAGCGTGCAACTGAGCCAGTTGGTGCGGTCCACCGTGGCGAAGGGTGCCCCCGTGTCTTCCTCGCTGATGGCGATTTCCTTGGCCGTCTGCCCCCGCCGGTATCGCGTCAGCCATACGTAGCCGTGAAACTTCTTGGCGAAGCGGCGGGCGTCGTTGGTGAACGGGTCGGCGTCCACCACGCAGGCCAAGACCTGCCACTCCCGCATCAACTCCTCCAGGTAACTCCACTCCTCGCCGGAGAATTTGCCGAACCAAAGCAACTTGCCAATGGCTGCCGCATTGATGTCCTTGCCGGGGTGCTGATCGAACAACCAGTCCACGACCGAAATGTAACCCGTCTTGCCCTGGTCCACGCCCATCGTTATCAGGCGGTCGCCGCCGATCTGCGGGCGTTTGTCGTTGATCGAGTGCGCCTTGACGCAGGCTTCGATCATCTCGTCCGTGACTTGAGCGCCCTCGCCGATGAAGGGCACGCCCAGCTTGCTGCAATGGAACTCCGTGTTCGCCGCTTCGTCGCCCAGCCCGCGATGGTAGGCGATCACCAACTCGCCAGGCGTTACCGTAGACGAGTAAAGCTGATTGATGTAAAAGCCACGCGATTCCTCCGCCGAGACGTTCGTTTCCGTCGCCTGCCACTCGCCGCCGGCCAGGAACTCCGGTTTGGCCTCGTGGTCCAGCTTATGCTTGCATTCCTTGCACTTGATGAACGATTCCTGGCAGCGGGGGTCGTTGACCGACTCGCCGATGATCTCTACGCAATCGGGCCAAACCAACTCGGTCCATCGGCCGCAATGCGGACACTCGAAGCAAAAATGCTCCTGGGTGCTGGTCAAGTACAGCTTGTGGATGCCGTACTTGGGAACGGTCGGCGTCGAGATCGCCAGGATGTGCTTCTCGATCTGTCCCGACAACCGCTCCAAGGCCAGCCACACCGCATGGGTGTCCATCTCGTCCAATTCGTCCAAGACCAACTCGGACACCGGGATGGACTTCAGGTTGCTATCGCCACGGCTGCCACGAATGTACAGAACGTTCGTGCCGGTCGATTTCAACCCCACGGTGTTCGTATCGACGAACAGGTCTTTCAGGTACGGGCTGAGCTTCAAGGCGGTGGCGAAACGGGCCTTGGAAAAGTCGCTCGCGTTCAGCGCCGTCGGCAGGACGTAAAGCACGTCGCGCTTCGACTGGTCGAGCGTGAAGAAGGCCCGGTTGATCCCGGTCTCTGTCACGCCCAGTTGGGCCGCCTTCATGGCGACCGTCCAGGCCGCCTTGCTGTCGTGAATTGCGCGGCACCAGGGATGTCGCGCGAAACCATAAGGACCGTTAAAAGGTGCCCCCATCACCCGTCGATGTTCGGCCCACCGGCTGCACGACCGCAGGTTGCTGCTCCGCAATCCCTCCCCTAGTGCTTGTCGCAACTCGTCCACAAAATTCATGGAGCGGCATCATTGGTTTAATTGAGGTTGCATCTCAGGTTCGCGTGGGACAGCGGCAAGTGCGGCTCGCTGGTTGCTTCGGCGTTCGGCCCGGTGCAACCTCGTGTTTCGTTCGCGGCGACGACGGGAGCCAACCGTCCTTGTCACCTTGGGTTCCGGTGTTGGCCGCGGCTCGTCCGGGCAGTTGCGACAGCGGCGGCGAGCCATTACTTGCACCCAAAACGAGTCAAGGAGACGACCACCAGGATGTCGTTGGTTCGTACCGGCGCTTTCCCGCAGACGTAGACGATGAAAGTCGGCACGCTGGTGACACCGTATTTCTTCGCCAGATCGGGATGGGCGTCGATGTCGATGATCTCCACGTCCACGCCAGCGGCCTGAATCTGGACCAGGGCGGGCTTTGCCCGTTGACACGGGGCACACCAGGAAGCGGTGAAGGCCAGCACCTTGGGGCGGCGGCAACCGCCTTGCTGTTGTTGCTGCGGCACCTCGCAACCTGCAATCAGCGCGAGTAACACCGTGGCGGTCAGGAAACTTCGACGATTCATCATTGATCTCCGGTTCTCGGGTGGCTCGCGACAAGGTGTCGAGAGCCATCGGAAAACCGGCCCGGTGAGCGTATGACCGCAGCCGGGCGCGGTGAATCAGTCGGTTACGACTTGGCCGGGGCCGCAGTGGACTTCGGGGCCTCGGCAGCGGGTGCCGGCGCAGCCTCGACTTCGGCGATCCGCGCCTTGATGTAGGCCAGACCCTCGGGAGTGGCGAGCTTCTTGGCCAGCACATTCTCGTAGGTCTGCTCCAGTTCCTTGAGGATGGCATCGCTGCCGGCATCGACGATCTTGCAGACATCGTGGATTTTCTCCACCATGTCCTGCACGTCGCCCACGGCAAAGTCTTCGAGCACGGCAGGCAACAGCCGCAGGCCGTTGTCGCGGAGGATACCGGCCAATTTCTGGGCGGCGCGCTTCTTCTGCATCAGCTTGGCGTTCTCGCCGAAGAGCCACTTGCCGACTTCACGGCCAACCAGCACGGCAACCGCAACGGCCAGAATCCAGATCACAACGGTGGGGTTCATCTTTTCTTCTCCAGGTGTTCGAGTGTGGCCGCTTGGGCGGCCGGATGGTCAGGGGACAGAGGACACGAAACGCACGCGCAACTACTTCACGCCACGCAGCTTCGCCGCCAGCTTGCGGCCGTAACCTGCCGCCAAGCCGACCAGGAAGCCGCCATTGACGAGCAAGGCCAAGCCCCAGAGCGGCCAATCTTCGGCCGCCGGCTGCGGGTCCATATCGGGTGCCCCGCCGTCGTCAATCGGCTGCGGCTCGGGATCAGGTTGCGGACCAGGGTTCGGCTGCGGATTGGGCGTCGGGCATGGCCCAGGTCCGGGGCAGCGCCTCTCCATGTCGCGCCGCCACGGAAGAATCGGTCGGATGCCTTGGGCCGTGTTGACCGCACCGGCGATCGCGCCGTAAAGACCCTCGGCCGTCATCGGGAGATTCTTGCCGGACGCCTCGTAGACCACCGTGCCATCCGGCTTCTGGACCCGCACAGTCGGCAGGCCCTTCACGTTCGCGGCGTACCGTTCCTGATAGATCGGGGTGCCGGCCGAGACCGGGCAGAAATGGACCTTGTTCTTCAGGCTCTTCAGGCCGGCGTTCGCGTCGAACCAGCCAAGCACGCGGAGATACGCGGTGTCGTTGGCATTGCCGACCACGCTGATGTACCATTTGCCCTGATCGTTGGGCAGGTTGACGACGCGCTGTTCGGCCAGCACGCCATTGGCCGTGGCGGTGTCCGCGAAGCACGGAGCCGCCAACACAGCGAGCAACAGACAGACGCTCAAAAGGACTCGATTCATTGGTTTCCTCACAGGGTTAGCGACTCGGTGACTTACTGGGGCAGCGGGGCCGCCGGGGTGTAGATCGGCGTCACCGCCCACCCGTAACTGGCTTTCCACTCCGCGATCAGTGTCTCGCGGGGAACCCAGATAAACTTGGAGACGTTGTTGTTGTCCAAGAGCGCGGCCCACTTCTCGTCCAGATGGACGAGGGCAACCATGTGGGCACCACCCATCACCGTGATGCCGCAGCCGCGCCGCGTGCGGCAAGCCCATTCCAGGAACCGCACGTCTCCATTCTCGACGTATGCGTAACGGATGCCCTCGCGGTCGAACTTGGCGGCCATGTCCTCCGGCCACTCGCCGTTGCCGAAAGTCTTTCGCCAGTAGTCGGCCGTCTTGTAACGGCCTTGCCAACGGAAGAGCGAAATCATGGAGGCATGGACGCACGAACCTTCGCGGTTGCTGCCCAGCCAGTTGCTTTGCCGCAGCGCCAGCGGGACGTTGACGACCGGGCGCTCCTTCTTGATTACGCGGTTTCCGGCGTTCTCGACGACTTCGCAGCCTGCGACCACGACCAGCAGGATCAGCGCGAAGAGAATTCGTTTCATTTGAGCCTCCGGGGTTTGCAGAGGATGCGATGCCAGCGTAAGTGACGGCAGAGCCGGTTCGGATTCCAACGGCTCACGTTGTCGGTCGGGTGCAGTCCAGTCACCGCATACGCCGCCGCAACCCACTCGGAACAGAAGATCGTGTGAAGACTCGACGGATGAAACCACGACTCAATCCATGACAGGCCGACGCCGGCTGAGCGGAACGCCCCCATTGCGTCGTAGGGGACGTGAATCGTCTCCATCAGGAACTCGGTCAGCCGCTCGTCTTCGTTCCGATAGAGCGGCCGATAAAGCGGATAGTGGTACGCCTTGCCCTGATAGTGTTGCAGGATGAAGTCCAGGGCGTGGGCTTGCGTGCCGCAGATCGCCTTGCCGGTGATTTCACACGGGATGTCGCCGTCGAGGGATGTGCTCTCGAAAATCAGCAGCCGACCGTCCGGGGTGTTGGCCATGAGTCCAACATGGCTGAGTCCCCACAGGGGAATCCCATAAGTGGCGATGTTGATGCCTGCGCTTAGCCAGCTTCGCCCGCTGAATCCAATGATGTCACCGGCCTGGACCCCGGCCTCGCCGGGCAGCACGAGTTTCCGCTTGAACGGGAACAT